AAGTTATAAAAAGTTTCGCAAATGTGCAGCAAAGTAGAGCGAAACCTGTTATAATCGAATAGTAGCAAAAACCAAATACAAATGACAAACGACAAAAGGAGTCAACATGGCAACTGTAAAAAGCCTAATCGAACAACTTCAAGAAATTGAAGACCAGAACCAACCAATCATCTTTCAGTACTACATCGCTGAACACTTCATCGACCCGGAGACAAACGACAACCTGGAGCCAAAGCGCTTTGAAATAGTTGCGGAAAACGTCGAAAGAATCGATGGACTTTGGGAAGACATCTACGAAGAAATTGCAACCAACGTAATGGCATTGGAGAGCGACAATGAGTAATCAAACCACAATCGAAATCACAACTCAACGCTGCATGTTTTGCGGAGACAACTCCGTGATGACAGTTGATGCGGCAAGTTACGTGGCATGGAAAGATGGAGCATTGATTCAGGATGCTTTTCCAGAGTTCGACGCAGCAACAAGAGAAGTAATCAAAACTGGAACTCACGGCAAATGCTGGGAGCAAATGTTCGGTATTCCGGACACACTGTAGAGACGGAGAAACTATGAAAGAAAAAATCCTAGTTGAAGGCACAGAAACAAACGCAGCTGCTTATCCAAACGCACTAAATGGTCCTTGGACAGCATCTATTCACCAGATACTTCACAACGACGACAGACTCTGGTACGTCATCGAGTACACGAGTCCAAACTACGGTGAAGGCAAATACTCTTGCACTTATAAAGGCGGAGCGACCCTCGAGTTGATGAAGCAAGCTCTTGCCGACCAGATTACCAAGGTCTCAGAATCTGATGTCACGGAAGACACTCCACGCTTTGGTTCGTGCACCTACTGCGACCGCAAAGCGACTCCTGCTGGATACCAACTAAGTTCTCTACTCCCTTGGGCTATTGAGGACGACAACTACGATGGTTGCCGAGGTTGGGACTAAAAATAGTCGAAAAATCTTTGCTCAAATGCAGCTTTTGCTCTAAATACCTGTTATAATCGTATTAGACAAAAAGACGGAGGATTCAAAATGGCAAATACACACGCACATTCAATCGAAAACAAAAGCTACATCAAGGCGATGCGCGAGATTCGCAGAAGCAACGCGGCAGGATTACACGCCGACAAGCGAACACGGAGAGCACGCACTCGTTCAGCATCACTAACCCGCGCAATGCGCGATTACAACTAGGAGAAAAAATGACAGAAAACGAAAACACAAACGAACTGGTCTCGCTAGAACGCGAGCTAACCGAGACTGAGGCAAGAAGCCTAAGTCGTGAGCAGGTGGCAACTCGAAAGAAGCTGAAGTGGGAAAACTATCCTGCTGTCCACGGACACATCGTAAAGCACATCACCGAGCTCGAGCACTCTCCTGTAGAGTACTACGAGTGGTTTTGGACAAAGGCACCAGAGTGTCCTAGTTGCGGTGGATTCATTCCAAACAATGAGAACCCTGGGGCTTACATGGGAGCAATCTCACGGAAAGATAACAAGACCGAAATCTGTTCTGCTTGCGGAACGATCGAGGCAATAGCAGACTTTTACGAAAGTCAGAAGGCAGGTAGCAATGAGTAGCGAAATCAAAGAAGAAATGACTCTTGACGCATTGATGAGCAAAGTTCTGGAGATTCTTCCGGATGCGATTCTCTCTGAAGAATCTGGAGAAATCGTGATTGCCACTGGGTTGCGGGAAAACTCTCCCGGTGACGTGCTGACTCCAGCAGATGTCATCGATGGAGATACGGTATCCTCAACTCACTACTTCACAGACGATGGAACCTACGGCTCCGTCGATGGGATGGAAATCATGGACACCTCGGCTTGGACTTCAGAGGACTGGGAACGAATCGAGGAAGCCGGAGACTCTGCTCGCCTCGCTGAGGCAAGAGTAATCTCAAGTCTCAGAAAAAAGCAAAACGAAAAAGAAGGCGGTAACTAATGTTCGATTACGATTCATGGAAAACCAGTGGGTACGGAGACGATGAAGTTGCAATGACTGTCTCCTTTGAGTGCGACAAGTGCGAGCATCAAAACGATGACATGGAAGCTGTCGGCTCACGTCGAAGTGACGAAGTCTACGTTGAATGTGAAGAATGCGGTAAAGAAAACTGCGTTAGCGTCGGTGGAGACTAGTTACAAAAAAGTTATAAAAAACTTTGCAAATGTGCAGCTTTTTGCTCCAGTTCCTGTTATAATCGAACTAGAAACAAAAAGACAAACGACAAAAGGAGCTCAAATGACCGAATTCGCGGAATGGCTAGAAAAGTCAAAGGTAGTAGCTGAAGCACGCAAAACCGAAATCTGGAGTACGGAGAACGGAGAACTTGTATGCGTAGACAGTAGCTGCATGGGAAACAGGATGTACACTGAAGTCACTTCAAGTAAGCGTAAGAAGACTACTCAAGATGGTGGATACTTACTTGACGCTCGCGAAATCGAGTACATGAGAAACTTCTTAATCAATGAAATCGGAGAAAAATCTCCAACCTGCACTTGCGGCAGGGTAGAAATCAAAGTCGCTGAAGCAATAAGCGTCAGCTAAACAGAAAGAAGCAAAGATGAAAATCTACTCACTAAAAATCACACCTGCTAACGCAGACCACGCTTCACCTATTTACGAAGTTCATTCTTGGGAAAAGGTAGAAGAAATCATCAAATCGACAAAAGAACTCTACAACGGAGAATTCACTTTTGAAGTCTTCGGTAGAGTAGAAGCTCGAGTAGCGGAAACGGAGACACTATGAGTATGAAAATATACTGGGACGAAATGTCTGAAGCAGAAATGAAAAAGTCTGGTGCCGAATACCACGCTTGCAACAACAAAGCCTGCGGACACACACCACTCATCTGGCAGCAAGCCGTTGGAGACGCAGTCTGCGAAGGTTGCGGTAAATGGCAAAATGAAGAAGAAGAAGAAGAAGAAGAAGAAGAAGAAGAAGAAGAAAGCGAGAAAAGCGAATGAGTGAAAACCAACCAACGCAAGAAGAAATCCTATTCAATCTAACGCAGGCTCTGCAGAACGCCAACGCACTGCTTGGACAACTAGAGCAAACTGACTTGGTGAAACTTCACCGCAGACGAATCGGCAAACTTTGGTCTTTCTATCTGAAGAAGCGAGTCGCTGCAGCGCAAAAAATAACCTGGGGCGAATGGCTTTCTGACGAGGCGAACATGGCCAAGTTTAAGGCTTGGTTATTTAATGACGAAGTCGACGAAGAACTTATCTCTCTTAGCAACGGAGAAGAAGGCGAGAAAAACCAATGAGAACTATCGGTCGTTTCTTGATTGCGGTAGTCACCGCACCAATCGTACTAATCGCCTACGGACTTCTCTGGGTTCTTTTGATAGGACTCGGAGCAGAGGATAACGGAATGTTCTATTCGAACCTTCCATTCATTGCAGCCGGCTGGATTACAACGCTAACTGCGTTCCCGTGGCTGATGAGATTAACGGATTCCATCGACAGATGGATGGAAAACCAAGCACGAACACCATACAAAAAATAAGGAGAGACAAAAATGTCTGAAAAAACCAAAGCAGCACCAAAAACCCGTTTAGAGTCGCTTCCGCGCCTTCCAGAAGGCGTGCAGTTGCCGGAAGGGTATGTACCTGCCTACTACCGTAAACGCGCCAGTCTCGCGGTCCTAAGGGCCTTAGACGGCAGCGGATACAAGGTTCTTGAGGTACAAACCGGAATCATTCACGACGCAAAAACCACAAGAGAGACATCTCGCTTGATGGCACAAATTGGCCGCGACATTAGAGCGGTAAGAGAAGCATCTAAGCCCGCGAAGGTGACAGTTTCAACTGAAACCCTGGTAGAATCAAAGGAAGCCTAAACTTTAGGTCCAGGAGATAACCAAAACCCCTGAACACAATACGACCGAGTACTAACTCACGGAAAGGTAGGTCGGAATGAAAAAGAAGAAATGGTTATCGTTTGTGCTGACTGCGTTGTTCACGCTAGCTCTTGCTAGTGGAAGCGATGCGGCAGTAGGCACGGAGGTCCGAGCGTCGCAAGACGTAAAGGTAAAGTCTGTGCCTTCAAGTGAAACAACCCAAGCGAATTTCGCTTTCGTCCAGAAGCTAATAAAAGCATCGGAGAGAAAGAGAATCGCGCAAGTCGTGCGGAGGCTGAAGTACTATGTTGGTAAAACAAGATACGTATTTTCTGGTGACACTCCTCAAGGCTGGGACTGCTCGGGTCTCGTCCGCTGGACGTACGAGAAACTAGGAGTCACTCTAGAGCATTCTGCTACAAAGCAGAAGAACTCTGGAACCCTGGTAAAAAACCCTCTTCCCGGGGATATCGTGGCCTTCAGCTACGGTAGCGGAAGTAGTTTCTACCACTCGGGTATCTACATCGGAAATGGAAAAGTTCTTCATGCTCAACAGGCACGCGGAACATTCATCAGTTCGTTAGATAGCCCGCTCTTCGCAGGTAATAAGATTACCTTCACGCGAATCATAATAAACCAATAATCCCGTTCAGGGGAATCTCCGGTCACCGTCGGCTTCTGTCGGCGGTGATCTTTTTCGCCTTGAAGCGCAAAGTCACGCGGAAAGCACCCTTGCTAGAATCGCACTATGAATCTGAAGGGAAATCAAATGAAAGACAAAATCTCACCTATCGTAGCGGATACATCAGGCTGGTACCGTAAAGCTCAGGACGCGGAATTGTATTGCGGATGGTGCTTACCAGCGAGAGCAGCTCTAGCTCACCAAGCGCACCCTGAACGAAAGTGGATTGCCACGGAAACCGGCGACTTCCTAGTTCTCGTCGGAGACGTCTTGGACAAAGTCTCTGAGGCAGAAAAGAACCTGCATCGCAGCTGCGAAAACGGATAGTTCTAAAAAAGTTATAAAACTAGGTGTACTTTCTGCCAAGTACCTGTTATAATGATTATACGGTAATCATAACGACAGAAAGAGGTGAGTGCCATGGAAATACAAGTAGGAAAAATCTCGACTTGGTTAAGTCCAAACGGAGAAGTCTGTAGAGTAAAAGTAGTTTCTGTAGAAGACGGAAGACAAGGTAAAGTCTTTACGGGCTACAGAGTGAATGAGAAAGACGAGCCTTTGCAAAACGAAGCAGGCTTCTTTTATCCAACCTTCTCCGGAATGGCAGAATCTCTCGGAGGTTAACGGCAAATTGCAACTCGATGCGGTAAAATAATACAAAGAAACCAATCGAGGTAGAAATGTCTGAAAACCCGCAAATCGGAAGCAGAGCGGTAGCAAGAAACTTAGTGATGCGTCTTCTACAGCAATACGAAAGACATCAGCTAAATCCGCTCGACCTCTCTTATCAAGAGCTAGCTCACATAAACTACGCAATAAAGCTTGCAGACCTGGGAAGAGATTCCGAGTCGCTGAATGACTTTGCGGAAGCAATAGAAAAACTCTTCACAATCTTCACTCCAAAGTTCGAAGACTAAAATAAGGAAAACAAATGACGCAACACGGTTACGACAAAAGAAGCTTTGAATCTGGCCAGCGCGATGGCATTCGCCGAGGATACAACTCCGCTATCGACAAGATGCTGGCGGAAATAGACAAATGCACGGAGCTCGCTCGGGGAAATAAGAAAGCCACAAAAGAAAACATAAACCCTCTGACGATTCTTTCGATGCTCCGAGACTTCTGCGTTGACTTGGACCAAAATCTTTACGAAGAGTAGACTTTTGGGCTAAATGCCTGGTATAATAAACTTGCGATTCACAATTTACACCTCAAAAAAGGAATGATACAATGAGAACTGACCAAAAGCTAGAAGTGTTAGCGGTTGATTGCCACAGAAACGGAATCGACGGCTTGCCATTCAAGGTCGCTATCGTTTACGATTCTTTTTACGGAGATAAGAAACTTGTAGTGATGTTTGAAGAAAAGAACGCTACCGCGGTGTTCAGTCTCGATAAACTAATTGCGGAAGCGGACATAAAAAGCATCTCTAACTCTTGGCGCGGAGACATTTACGACGAAGCTCTAAGAAAAGAGCTTTGGCCAAAAGAGAGTGAGAAAAATGCTTGAAATTCTAGGAATACTCATCATAGTAGTCGGCGTCGTTCTTTTAGTGTGCCTTGTCGCAGCAGGATTCTTGATTCTTATGGGAACTGTTGCCGGTTTAGACATCTACGACCACGATGAAATCGAAGAAAACGAACCGACTGCTCTTCTCGGAGTAGTTTCGCCAAAAAACCATTCAAATTCAAAAGGAGACATCAATGCTTAAACTACTTATCGCCCGCTTACGCGAGCTCGTTTGGCCAGCGGTCATTTCCGTGCTACTAATCGCGGTGTCCTTGGTCATCGTCGTAGTTTCTCCCGGGTTCTCAACTGGGGCAGGAGTCTTTGCCTTGGCTGGAATTGGGTTCGCAATCCTGGCTCAGAGGGCCTAAAAAATAGTTCAAAAATCTTTGCAAATGTGCAGCTTTCTGCTCTAAAACCTGTTATAATAAATAAGTAATAAAAAACGAGTTCCTTTAGGAGGAAATTATGGCAGATACAATGATTCAAGCAACCGGACCTCAGGTCAACTTTGTGAAGGTTCTTTTGGCAGAACGAGTAATCGATGACGTAGACTGGGCAGAAGAGATTGCGGCAAAAATCGACGAAAACAAACTAAGCAAAAAAGATGCAAGTCAGGTAATTGACAAGTTGATAAACGCGAAGAGAATCCCGAAAGACCCTGTACTTCAGAGCGTTCTTTCTTCAATTCCAAAATCAAAGTACGCAATCCCGACTTCAGAACTTGACGTCTTCGTAGAAGAAAAAGTAAACGGAGACTTGTTGTTCGTCGAAGTCAAAGAGTACATGAACATACTTTACATGAGAAAACTTCTCGGTGCACCTGGCGGATTCACAAGAACCAAGCTTTCAGTTTCTGACGTGAAAGAAATCGTAAACATCATCGCTGCAGACCCTGTAAAGTACGCGAGAATCTTCGGTGAACACTACAGCTGCTGCGGTAAGTGTGGAGCAGAGTTGACAGACCCGATAAGCAGAAAACTGCAGTTCGGACCAACATGTCGAGCAGAGTTTGGACTGTAAAGTCCAAATTCTCGCTTCGGCGAAAGCAAAAACCAAATGACAAAAAGAAAGCGAGGTAGCTCATGTGGCTATTTACGGAAACCGGATTCATGAGTGCTGTGAGACATCGAACGTCTCCAGACAACCTAGTAGTTAGAGCAAGAGACAGACAGTCTCTACTCGAGCTTTCGGAGTTCTCTAAAGAAGAGATACAGTTTACTCCGTATGCCGACTATCCATACAGAGTCATCGTTCACGAGAAGCAACTAAGAACTTTTATGGACGACGCTCTTAAAAATCTGAAGTACGATAACTTCAAGAGTAGAGTTCAGAAGACTCGCGGACTACAGTTCGTCGATGCTCTGCAGGATGTCTGGGCAACAATGCACAAAGTCGAAGACTTAGAGTCTGCAAACCGCTGGGAAAAGTATCCGGTGGAAGAGACTCTTCCTGGATTCGACGATTCACCAGACCCTTACGATTACGATTCATTTCCAGACTGGGAGCCGGATGAAAAGTCCTAAAGTAGCGGCTGCGTTGGTGCTTGCGTTTGCTTTTGTAAGCGCAGGTATTCAACCAACTGTTCCGCAAGAAATAAAAATCGTGCAACAAAAAGAAAAAGAAAAAGAAAAAGAAAAAGTCTCCCCGGTGGAGAAGTTTCGAAACGCAAAGAAGCTAAACGGAATCCAACTCGCGGCAATTTTAGCGCACGTTGGGTTTCGCGGGAACTCGCACAAAATCGCTTGGGCTCTTGCAATGAGAGAATCTCACGGGAACCCGTTATCACACAACCGCAACGCTGCTACGGCTGATGACTCGTATGGGCTCTTTCAAATAAACATGCGTGGATACCTGGGTAAGGCAAGAAGAGTGACTTACGGGCTCTCTAGGGACTCTAAACTGTTCGACCCGTTGACTAATGCGTGGGTAGCGTATCGGATGAGTAAAGGGGGCAGAGACTTTGGTCCCTGGGGCATAGGCCCGAACGCCTACAGAGCGAACCGGGGAATCGGAACCATCTCTAAGCATTTTGCGTCTTATCCTGGGTATCCAAAGACAAAAACGGTACACAGCGGTAAGAAATCCAAATAAAATCTTACAAAATCAAGTTTTGGAGAAAAAATGTCTGAAGAAATCGTAAACCCTGAAGAAAACATCACCCCGGAAGACACTTCAGCCCCCGAAGAGAGCCAAGAGCCGGAAGTCCAGGTGGATACCCCGGAAATCCGTGAAGAGGCTGTCACCCCGGAAGAGAGGCCAGTTGCGACCCCGATTCCGGCTCCAATCCGGGTCTCCGTTCCGGAAAAACCAAAGCAGGAGAAGAAAATTGCAGTTCCTGTTGCGGTAAGTGCTGAAGAAATAGAAAAAGTAGTAGAGAAATCTACAAATTCGGTGATTGTTGGAACAGGCGACAAGGACGAAGTTAAGTTGTCGGCAATAGTCTACAAAAACTTTCAGTCAACTCGTTCTGTGAGCGTTTTCCACGTTCAAAGAAGACTTTACGAACTTGGATACCAGGATTCTGCTTCAGACAGAAGAGGCTTTTTCGGAGACAACACAAAAAACGCACTCACCTACTTTCAAAGTGCAAATGGCTTAGAAGCAAGTGGACTTCCGAACGCTGAAACTCTAACTCTTCTCTTCACCGGAGACGAAAACGTTTCTCTAACTTTAGACTAAGAGATTCTTCTATCCCGATTATTATTATACCATACTTTTAGCTAAAAGTTTCTCTATTTATCAAACAGTTATAAAACTTACTGTTTTTAGTCTACGGTATACAATTGCATCATCATGAATGCGATTACAAAACAAAATCACAAGCTTCCAACGACTGTAGCTTTCGTCTTCAAAGAAATCGCCACAACGCGAGAGCTAAGAGACAACTACATCTCTGTTCTTAGAGAAAATGAATGGACTTTACAGTCGATTGCAGATTGCTGCGAACTCACTAGGGAGAGAGTCAGACAGCTTGCTTCTCGGAAATCAGACCCCGGAGTAGTCTCCGAACTCATTCGCCTTGGGGCTGTGATTCCGACTCCACCGGAGAAACCTAAACGGGAAGTTGCCTTCAAGCCGGAAATAAAACCGGAGACCCTAGAGAAATTGCTAGAACTTCAGCCGCTTGCGCAACAAGTTCGCTCAAATAGCACGAAGTTCCGGGAAGAAGCTGAAGTCTACACGGCTCTTTTGTTTGACGCGTATAAAAACCAGGGAGTTTCTCTGTATCGGCTTGCAAAACTTCTCGGAGTTACTCATGGGGCGATAAGATTTAGGCTGGCGAGATACGGATACATAAAACCTCAAGGCGGAAGCAGCAAAGTTTACGCTCTCGTAAAATCAGAAAACAGGGTGAAAATCTCAAATGGCTAAAAGCATTATGGAACAGTTAGCTCTTTTGCCGGAAGCGGAGAGATTAGAGATTCTTGCGGGCATGGACCCTGATACTTTGCTGTGGGATTGGTCGGTATGGGGAAGACCAGAACAGCAAGCGCCTCAGGGTGAGTGGTCTATTTGGATGTATCTAGCCGGAAGAGGCGCGGGAAAAACGAGAGCTGCAGCGGAGTGGATTCGTGAAGAAGCAAAGTACACTACAACTGGGCAGAGAAGATTCGCCCTCGTTGCGAGAACTGCAGCAGACGTTAGAGATGTCATCGTTGAAGGTGAGTCGGGAATCATTTCCGTTACTCCGCCTTCCGAACGCCCTCTTTACGAGCCTTCGAAACGTCGACTCACTTGGCCAAATGGAAATACGGCAACTTGCTTCACAGCTGACGAACCTGATTCACTCCGTGGACCTCAGTTTACTCACGCTTGGGGAGATGAGGTTGCGGCATGGAGGCAAACTCCGGACGCTGCCGGGATGACTGCTTTCGACAACTTGCGCGTTGGAACTCGTTTGGGCTCAAATCCAAAAATCATGATAACCACTACACCAAAAAGAGTGCCCTTGCTCTATCAGCTTTTAGAAGAAGAGAGAAAGACGGGAAGAGTCGTCGTAACTCGTGGGTCGACTTTGGATAACTCAGGGAACTTATCAAGCTCTTACATCGATGCTATCACAGGAGTTTACGCTGGTACGAGACTCGCGGCTCAAGAGCTTTACGGTGAAATGTTAGATAACGTTGAAGGCGCTCTGTGGACTGAAGAAATGATCGATAAAGGAAGAGAAACTGTCTTTCCAATTGGATCTCCATTGAGAGTAATCGGTGTCGACCCTTCGGTTGCCGAGAACCCTAGAGACGAATGCGGTATCGTTGTCGTTGCTTCAACTGCAGAAAGAGATTTATATAAACGACACGCTTGGGTTTTAGAAGACGCAACGATTCTCGGCTCGCCAGAAACTTGGGCGAATAAAGTAGTCGCCATGGCTCGTAAATGGGGATGTCCAGTCGTTGCTGAAGTGAATCAGGGAGGCGCATTAGTTAGAAACGCAATTAACGCAATCGACCCTAACATCAAAGTTTTCGAAGTTCACTCAAAGTACGGGAAAGCTCTTCGCGCAGAACCGGTGACTCTTGCTTACGAACAGAACAGAGTTCATCACGTAAACTACTTACCCGAACTTGAATCTCAAATGTATTCTTGGATTCCGGGAGAAGGAAAGTCTCCAGACCGAGTCGATGCTTTAGTTCACGCGCTTACTGCTCTGCTAATTAAACCACCGCAAGGTTTCGTCGGTGGAAAGATTACCGCAAAGTCAGTTGCTCACAGAAAGTTCGATACGGGAAGAGGCGGCGGAGGAATCTTCAAAGTTCGCTAAGAGAGATTAAAGAAATCGCCCTCTTTCGAGGGCTTTTTCTTTTTTCTCTTTCGCTTACTTATTCGCAGCGATTGCGCATGGGTAAACTTTTACGTCTCGAGACCAAATCCACGGGTCGTCGTAACCATTCTCTTCGCTCATGTCTTCGTTGAAGTTTTTCTCTGCGGTCGCTAAGTCAACTTCTTCGTAGTAGACATCGCTGAACTTTCTAGCTTTTTGCAAGTCGCTGCAACCAACTCTGTGGCAAACATCTGTTCCGTCGATTTCTCTGATAACTGCTACTGCTTTTGTGTTTTCGTTTACGTTCATTTGTTTTCCTTTTGTCATTTTGTTTTTGTTTCTAAGATTATTATACCATACTTTTAGCTAAAATACTGCACATTTGCAAAGATTTTTCTATTATTTATCATTTTGTTATAAAGCTGTTTTGCGGTAGATTTGCGGTAGTTTCTCTTCGTTCTCTTCAAGCTTTCTCTCAGCTTTTTCTCTTTTAGAGAAGCTTCTCTTCAAGCTCTCTGCTTCTCTCAGATTTCTCTTTTTCCTTCCTTCAGCTTGAACCTTTTTCTCTCTCTCTCTCTCTCTCTCTCTCTCTCTCTCGTTAAAAAGAAAGCGACCGCTTTTTCGGCGATCGATTTCTAAGTTTTCGACTTTAGATTTCGGAGACTTTCTTTGCGAAGATTTCATACTCTTCTTTTGAAGTCAAGAATCTCTTTACGCATTCGTTTCCAAGTCTCTTCACTTTAGCGTCTGCTTGCTCTTCTGCGAACGGAACTAAAGAATCTGTTTTCCAATTCCAACTAACTAACCAACCAGAATCTTCTGTCATCGCCTTTGCGCAATGTTCGCACCAAGTTTCAAAGTTGTTTTTGTAGTTTCTCTTCATGTTCATTTCGTACTGAGTGTGAGCTCCGAATCCATAACACTTGATTTCGTTTACGGTCATTTGCTTTTTCCTTTTGTCGTTTTGTTTTTTGTTTCTAAGATTATTATAACAGGAACTTAGCAAAATAAACACACTTTAGCAAAGATTTTTAGACAAGTTATCATTTTGTTATAAAGTTGATTCCGGCTTGAACTACGGTGAAAGTTCGCACTTCGATGAGAAGTTTTCTACTTTTTCTGAAGTCTTTCGATTTCAAAAAGTTCTAAGTTTTCTGCGAAAGCAAAAAGCTTGAAGAGAGTAGAGTTGAGATTTCTCTTTTCTTAGATTTCTGAAGTCTTCAGATTTTTCTTCGTTGAGAGAGTTAAAAAGAATCGACCGCATTTCTGTGATCGATTTCTTCTCGCTTTCGCTTATTCCCAAATGCTCGAGAAGTCAGTTCTCTCTTTTTTGTTCGTCAAGACGATTTCTTGTCGAGTGATTGGATTTTTAGCAATGATTCCGTACTTGTATTTTGCATCTTCTCCAAAGACTTTGACGTTTGTTTCGATAACTTTGTACTTTGTTGAGAAGTAGAAGACTGTGTCTCCAACTTTCTTTTCTCCAAGTGAGAACATTGCTCTTGCCAACTTGTTTAATTCTGGATTGCTGTTGTAAAGTACGTTGTCTTTGATTACTTCGTTCATTCGCTTTTCCTTTTGTCGTTTATTTATTTTTGGTACATAATCATTATAACATGAACTTAGCAAAAATACTGCACATTTAGCAAAGATTTTCTACTTGTTATCATTTTGTTATAATCACTATTCCGGCTTGAACTACGGTGAAAGTTTGCGGTAAAAGCTCACACTCTCTGAAGTTTCTGAAGTTTCTGAAGTTTCTGAAGTCTTCAGATTTCGCTTTCACTTTTGAGCTCTCTGTCGAAAGCAAAGTTGCGATTTTGAGTTCTCTGTCGAAAGCTGAGATTTTGTTTAGAGCTCTCAATCGAAAGCTGAGATTCATTTTTCTCTCTCTGTCGATTTCTTAGTTTCGATTTAGATCTCTTTATCAAAAGTAGAGATTCGATTTCTGAAGTCTTTAGAGTTCTTTAGATTTCTTTCGATTTCTTAGAAGTTTCTAAAGTCTTCAGATTTTCGATTTTGTTTTTAGATTTCTCTTTCGATTTCTGAAGTCTTTAGATTCTTTAGATTCTTTAGAAGATTTTCTAAGTTTTCTAAAGTTTTCTGAAGTTTCTAAAGTTCTCTGAAGTTTTTCTTTCGCTACTAAAGTTCTCTGAAGTTTCTAAAGTTCTCTAAAGTCTTTCGATTTCTTAGAAGTTTCTAAAGTCTTTCGATTTCTCTTTCGATTTCTGAAGTCTTTCGATTTCTGCTTTTCTCTTTTGACTTCTCTTTTGATTTCTGAAGTTTTTAGATTTCTTCAAAGTCTCTGAAGTCTTTAGATTCGTTTAGTTGATTGCGGTAAATGATTGCGGTGAATTCGAACTCTCTTCAAAGTTTCTGAAGTCTTTCGATTTCTGAAGTCTTCAGATTTTTGATTTTAGTTTTTCGATTTCTGAAGTCTTCAGATTTCTTTCGCAACTTTAGATTTCTTTAGATTTCTTTCGCAACTTTAGATTTCTTTCGCAACTTTAGATTTCTGTTTTTCTTTTTCTCTTTCTCTTTAGAGTTAAGAAAGAAGCGACCGTTTTTCAACGATCGCAACTTTTGTTGAGTGATTTCTTACTTACACAACGTAAGCAAGAACGTATCCACCATTCAATTTCTCTTGAACTTTTTCTTGAGCGATTGAAAGTGCACTTTGGTTTGAGTAAGCGTTTACAACTTTGTTCTGTCTCTGTGATTTCTCTGCCATTCCCCAAGACATTGAAACTTTATTATCAACAACGATTACTTCATAGATTTTCTTCTTGCCATTTAGTCCACGGTTTCCGTCACTGACCTTTAGTAGACACCATTTCTTTTCGTTCATTTTTTTCCTTTTGTCGTTTTGTCGTTTATTTATTTTTGGTACATAATCATTATACACTATTTTTAGCAAAATAGCTGCACTTTAGCAAAGATTTTTGCTAAGTTATCACTTTGTTATAAAGAGTTATTTTGCGGTGATTTGCGGTGATTTCTTGATTTTTCTCGTATTTTTGAACAAATGTTCAGGTCGCTAAGATTCATTATAATCAACTGTCTTTTGTTCTTGACTTTGATTTCTCTTTGTCATTTTGTGGAGCAATTCTGGGCGACATGACAAAAGGGCACAAAAAGCTACAATGAGCGCAAAGTCTCTTCTTTTCTCAATTTCTCACTTTCTTCGCACTCTCTCACTCTCACTCACTTTCGTCGACTTTCTCTTCTTTTCTCTCGCTCTCGCTTTCTCTCACTCTCTCACTCTCACTTTCTCTCGCTATTTTTCTCTCGCTCTCGCTCTCGCTCTCTTCTTCTCTCACTTTGGCTCACACAAAAGCTCACGCAAAAGCGAAAGACTTTTCGACTTCTCGCTCTCTTCTTCTCTCACTCTAAGCGCTTTCATGAGCTTCTTTTTTCTTTAGAGAGTCTCGGCTGTGTGGAGTGAGCGCAGTTATAAAAATGTTATCATTAGAGTTGTGTGGAGTGAGAGAAGTCGTGTGATTGTGTGGTGTGGAGTGTAATGAGAAAGTTATAATTGGTCGGTTTGGTGATTCGGGTCTCTGTTTGGGTCGGTTTGGTGATTCGGTGGAGACGTTTTCAAGAAGCTCACACACTAACCGCAACCCTCTCTTTCACCAAAGACACCTAACCTTACTGTACTGCTTCCTCTCCTCTGTACACAACCTCTCCGCCGTAGTCAGTTGTACACTCGCATGATACAGTATCTCGCATGGAAGATAAGGCGAGAGTCGCGGCGCGAGGTCAGGCGCTCCCTCCCTCGGAGGCGAGCCTGCTCGCCGGTCTGCAACCGCGAGCCGTAAGGCAGCGCTGCGCGGACCTCTATAAGGCTGGGTGGACGCTTGACGCGATAGGCAACGCGCTCGTTCCGCCGCGTGGTCGCTCCACCGTTCGGTCGTGGGTCGCAAAGAGCACCTCAACACTCAAGGAGACACTTCCTCCTCTTCCTCTACCAACTGCCCGTCCGGCTCATAAAAGTGCACCCACGACCCATCCAGGTATCCCCGAGGCCACGGTCTCCCGAATACGAGAACTGGCTCCGCTTGCCCGGCATTACCGTTCTAGAACGGCGTCCACCTCAACGGCGGCCCGCGCGAACACTGAGCTAACCGCTCTCTGTCTTAGTTTACACGCCAGCGGCGTGACCACCGCTGAACTAGCCCGTGCCGCGGGAGTGACGTACCGTGCAATGGCACGCCGTCTTGGAAGATAAAGGAGAAAATAAAGGGTGAGAATTCTACAGGACACCTTTCCAGCGCTGGTCTCAGTTGCTGGAAGTCCACCGCCCGCTGGGGAGACAATTCCTCCCGGCTCAAGAAAGTATCGCGCCAAGGTTGTTGACCGCGCGAGAGTTATCGTCACCGCGGACCGAGTTATCATTGCCGTTGACGGCACCAGCGACGAAGGTCCGCTTATCGTCTTTAGTCAGCCGTACTCTGCCGGGAACTTTGTCAAGGCAGGCAACGCGGATAACGCGTCAACGGTTATCACCGACAACGGAGCGTACGTCTCCTTCTCGCGAGGACAGGACTGCGCCTGCGGCTCACGTCTTCGCGGCTGGAACCCGTTTAGAGCCATAAGCTCAAGCAGAGACCCACAGGTGTAGAGTGCAGGACCTAGTAGAACTAATAGTCTTAGCCCTCGCTGTTTTTCGCGTGACCCGGCTCGTCACCACGGACTATATAACTGAGCCAATTCGAAACTTTATCTGGAAACGCTTCCCGCCGGAGTCCACGAAAACAGGTTATCTATTCACCTGCGACTGGTGCACGTCAATCTGGGTTTCGTCACTGTTTGCGATTCCTTATACGATAGTTCCAACGGAGACCGTGGCGGTTTCGCTCATACCAGCGTTGTCTGCAGTCGCCTCCATAATAGCCGCGCGAGTTGATAGATGATGTCGACCGTTCCGCAATCTAAAGACGAGGAGTTAACCATTGGGTGTATTTAGCCGAGAGCCACAGCCGCTTCGTGCAAGTGGCGCGACAGGCCGCATAGCTCCTCCGTCTATCCTGTCTACCACCTTTGGCAATGGATACCAAAGTCTTCCGTACTCAGCTCCTCGAGGTCTAACTGCCGCTGCCGCGCAGATAAGACTAAACGATAAGGGAGAGGCCGAGCAGTTCAAGGCTCGTCGCGCAACCGCGGTATCCGCCTGGCAAAACGAGGCGTGGGAATACTACGACGCAATCGGTGAAATCAAGTACGCCTTTAATCTAGTTTCCTCCGTCGTAAGCCGCATTCGTCTATACGTGGCCGTTGTCGAAAACCCGGCCCAGACTCCAGTTGCAGTTAGAAGTGCCGCCAGCGTTGACGGTCGACTAGCCGGAGCCGCCGAGCGCGCGCTTGACCGTCTGAACTCAGCGTATGGAGGACAGGCAGGTCTTCTCAGAGACGCGGCACTAAACCTGTCCGTCACTGGAGAGTGCTATCTTGTTCAAATTCCAGAGCGCCTAGGTTCCGGTATCCCTGAGAGCTGGGACATCCGCTCAACCGACGAGCTCCTAATCGACTCAAGAGGAAACTACGCGATCGCGCCAAGACGCGACCTCACCGTAGCTACCGGAGGCGGAGATAAGAAGGGGATTATCCAGCTGCCGACCAACGCATTTGTTGGCAGAATCTGGCGTGCACATCCGCGCTACTCAGAGGAGGCCGACAGTTCTCTACGCGGTCTGCTAGACATGTGTGCCGAACTACTACTTCTAAACCGCACCTTCCGTGCAACGGCGCGTTCCCGTCTGAACGCTGGTGCGCTCTATCTCCCAGACGGCCTAAGCGTCGCGGCTGGACCAGACCCTAACTATCCTTACGATGACCCGGACGGTCTGACCGACGCTCCGACTCCTGAGGAGATGCAGGACGAGTTCGAGGACCAACTTGTTGACGCGATGACCACTCCTATTAGAGATGAAGATTCTGCCTCAGCGGTTGTTCCACTTATTATTCGTGGTCCTGCGGAACTTGGCGACAAGATTAAGCAGTTTAAATTTGAACGCTCATTTGACCCGGCGTTGGCAGAGCGCTCAGACCGCGTTCTTGAGAGAATCCTTCAGGGACTAGACGTTCCAAAGGACGTGGTCACTGGACTTGCCAACGTAAAGTATTCAAACGCGCTGCAGATTGATGAGGCACTTTACAAGGCACACATCGAACCGATGATGCTGCTTATCGCGGATGCCATTACCGTTGTCTATCTTCGTCCTTATCTTATTGCAAATGGATTTGACGCGGTTGACGTCAATAGACTGGTTATCTGGTATGACCCGTCTCTAGTCGCAACCCGCAACGACCGCGCGATGGACGCGGACGCAGGATTCGACCGCATGGCAGTTTCATTCGAAACATGGAGACGCGCGCACGGATTCTCAGACGCAGACGCTCCAAGTCCAACTGAGCTTGGTCTACGTCTACTTGTCGAGAAGGGCGCGATTACTCCTGAGCTAAGCGAGGCCCTGCTGAACGCGGTCGCACCTGACATCATGAAGGCTGCCCGTGATGCCTCACAGGCAACGAGCGTTGCGCCAATTCCAGACATGGTAAACCAGATGCTTAGCGGACAGGCTCCAGCAGCACCAGCAGCTCCAGCAGCAGAGCCAATCGCGCCAGCAGACGCAGCGCCGCCTCCACCCGAGGAAGCTCCACCAGGATTAGCAGAACCAATAGTATAGGAAAAGGAACATAAATGCTTGACATTCTCCCGGACGACCCGCTGGGTAGGGAAGAGCTTGCCGACGCGCTAGCCGAGACCTTATCTAACGTAGTTGTCTTTCAATACATGGCTCACGGTTTCCACTGGAACGTAAAGGGTCCGCACTTTGCTCAGTTCCACGAGTTCTTTGGAGAAATCTACGAGGACGCTCAAGGTTCAGAGGACGACCTAGCCGAAAACATTAGAAGAATCGGATACGACGCTCCGTCTGCGTTGCCACAGTTCATGGCACTATCAAACGTTCAATACGTTGAGTGTTCAAGTGACCCGCTAGAGATGAGCCAGGTTCTACTGGAGGCCAACTCAGTTGTAATCGACTCGCTAAATGGTACGTTCACAATCGCCAACGCGATAAATGAACAAGGAGTTGCAAACCTAATCGCCGAGCGCATCGACATGCACAAGAAATGGCAGTGGCAGCTAATCTCTACGCTAGGTCTTGACGAAAAGTCAATGGGAAAATCTAAGGCTGAATCTCCTTTAGAAGTATCGGACCACGATTACTCGTTGTTCGAAACGGACGTTCAGCCAGAAGAAGTTTTTGTTCCAACAACGGCTGCGGTTGGAAAAATAGTCTCAGAGGAGCAGGACCTAGCACAGGCTCTTCTTGACATCGCAAATAAGTATGGAAAGTTTAACGAAGACGATACCGGTATCTGGGCTGGGTACACTCCAGCGGCAGAAAACGAAGTTGCAGCCATTGGCGTCAAGTGCAGCAACTGCGTTCTTTATCGTGGCGGCTCAGAATGTGCAATCATCTCTGCTGAAGTAGAGCCTGAAGGCAAGTGCCGCTTTGCGGTAATTCCAGATGGCGTAGTTAGTTTAGACGAAAATCCTATAGAGAAGATGTTTTCTAAGCCACCTTACCTAGCTCAGGACGAGCTAAAGCAAAAGGTAGAAGACCTAGACGACTACGAGGAAGAATACCTAAACATCTCTGATTTGATTCCAACTCAGACTCATCTAGACCCAAGTAAGTTTAAGGACGCTCGCTCAATCACGAAGCCGGTAATCGTTTACGAAGACGCCGACGGATATAAGTTAGTTGACGGACATCATAGATGCGCTTCTAAGGCCATCGCAGGTGAAACTAAGATTATGGCAAGGGTCTACAGAGGTTTAGTAGCGGCAGCTTCATTGTTTACCGCGATACCAATAAGTCCTGACGACATAGAGCTTTCAGCCGATGGCCCTTGCTGGGACGGCTATGAGCAAATCGGCATGAAGATGAAGAACGGCAAGAAGGTTCCTAACTGCGTTCCGATAAACGCCGCCGCGACTGAGTTCGCTGCAACTGAAGATTCCTGTCCACCTGCCACTAGAGACATCGTTCTAAACGTCACCAACAGACAGAACGCCATCGACAACGTTGGCTACGGACCACTAAACCCACTCGAGCCAAACGACGAGTTCTGGCAGGAGAAGGCAGACCGCTGGAAGACAACCCCAGAAGAGTCAAAGAAAAGCATTTGCGGAAACTGTGTATTCTTCGTGAGAACACCGAGCATGCTTAATTGCATTGAAGGCGGACTTGCCGAGGGTGGCTCAGGAGAACAAAACGCCTGGGACGCAATCGACAAAGCAGAGCTAGGCTACTGCGAAGCGCTTGACTTCAAGTGCGCTGCGTCTAGAACATGCAACGCGTGGGCAGCTGGTGGACCAATCACCGAGGAAAAGAGCTCTACTGAGACGTCAGACGACACCGTCAGCTACTCACCTGCCGACGCTCGCAACGCAGTCTACGCGTCTGGTTCTAAGCCTGCGCCAAAGAAGGACCGCATAAAAGGTTCTAAGAAAAACGCCCCAGGCTCTGCTAAGAACAAGAAAAAGGTAATAACCTTTTCAAAGGAAGTAGAGGCCTCTCTTCGCAAGAAGGTCACAGACCACAACGCTAAAGCGAAGACCGAGGGTCGTCAGGCAACATTGCCAATGCTAAAGGCCGTTTACCGCCGAGGAGCCGGAGCGTACTCAAGTTCTCATAGACCAAACATCTCTCGCGCAGCCTGGGCAATGGCAAGAGTAAACGCTTTCCTACACCTGCTCAAGACAGGTAAGCCTGCTAGCGTGAAGTACACCCAAGACAACGATCTACTTCCAGCTAAGCATCCAAAAGCTCCAGGCGCGATTACCGCAAGTATTTTTAGCGAGCTTGCCGTTGAGCTTAAGGAAGAAAATGAATACGCGTCTCCAGAACATGCTATATTTGCACTAGCAGAGTTCTCGGGAATGGGTTACGAGATTATTCCTGCACTTCGCGCAAGCTGGGCAAGAGCTGTTAAAAACGACGAAACACCTTACAAACGAGCAATGAACCTTGCCACAAAGTTGTACAATAGTAATGACGCTGACCTGCTACCAGCAGATAAGAAAGGCACCTTAGAGTGAGCATCCAAAACATAGTCCTACCTCTGTCTCTTCGACTTCGCATTGCCGAAATCGTATCCGAAAAGAACAACTCGGTACTTGCGGCTCGTCAGGTTCCGTTGACCGCTGCCTACGTGGTTGCCAGACGTGCAATCGCCCTGACGGCAAGCCTCGACCCTTCAGTTGAAGGCTACGTGGCAATCAAGGCAGTCACCGCCTTTACCACGCTTGCGATCGACGGTAGGACGTCCCTTACCGCAAGCAGCGGGTTAGACATCTACCGCGACGTGCTTCCAATTGGTCACCCTGAGTTTTCAAACGCGGCCGTCTTGCCAATTAAGACGCTTAGAGCTGCCCGCGCAGAATGGCTAGCCGCAGACCCACGAATCGCCGACGAGTACCGTCCGCTAGTTGCCTCTGCGTTTGGAGCGACTCCTGGCTCGCTTGAACAGCGCCACGCCCGTGCGCGTTTAGACCGCGTCGACTCTCACAGCGTGCCGCTCGACATCGTACTTGCTCCACTAATTGCCGCTGCTAGAAAAATTGACATCGCAGCTCTAAAGGCTCGTGTTGCTGACCAGCTCCGCGACCCACACACTGGACAGTGGATTGAGGAAGGCCACTTTGCGATGTTTGACCTAAAGGGTCCTAGCGGAAAGATTCGCAAGGTGTTCGGTCAACTTGTTGGTGGTAACGACATGCTCGGCTACGGTGAGATTCACGTGACCGATGACCCAGACCTCGGCACCGGTGTAGTCAAGGTAAACAAGGCTAACATTACAGCTGTAGGCGGTATGCTTACAGACGAAAACCTAGAAAAAGCAGGCGTTGACCCACAGGGCAAGCAGAGAGTTTACCTAAACACTGATGCACAGAGTCTAAACGACCTAGCTAAGACCATGGACGTCGCGCCTAGTGACTGGACCTGGGATGCAAACGAAGACAACTCAAACGGCAGCAAGGGAGCGTTTATCTCTGCCGACGGTTTCAAGGCCGTTCCTGTTGGCGAAGGCGGACAGAACGCCAAGACCTTCGACATCTTTGACGCAGATGACAAGCCGATTGAAACTCTGCAGGGTGAAGGTTGGGGAAACATCCAGGGCGGTCTACAAAAGATTCGCCAGGACATGGCAAAGAAGGTGGACGCAGGTAAGCCTGCAACCGAGAGCACCGGTACCGCGCAGATGATTCCTGCTGGAAAGCTCCAGGCTGGAGACAAGGTTGACGTGGCAGGCAAAGAGAACACCGTTGTCTCAGTTAGCAAGCCGTATAAATACAAGGTAAAGCCTACTGACCTAAAGCAGACCAAGTCTGGCTATAGAAACGTGGTAGACGTCACCCTTGAAGACGAGAACGGCGAGCGCGTCACTAAGCGCTGGAACCCTGCGACTGAAATCCAGGCTATTCGTCCAGAAGGCAAGGAAGAAGCTCCAGCAGTCGAAGGAGAAGTAGAACACGGTCTATCCGATACTTGGACCAGCGTAATGAACGGCGCGTTAGGCAAGCGCGAGCAGCAGCTGCGCGACCTTGAAAAGTCATTCCCGCCAGACGCCGCGGCAACCGCTGAAATGAACGAGTTAGCAGCGGCTAGAGCAAGAATCAAATCAGGAGTGGTCACCGAGGCAGACCTTGAAAAGGTCAAAGAACTTCTCAGTCAGGAGGACGGCGCCGATAGCCTGTTTACAAAGCCAGGTTCAACGATATCCCAAATCGACAAGCTTCTAAAATACAAGTTTGGTAAAGACGGTGCTCCTAGGAGCATGAGCCAAGAGTCCGATGACGCCGGTAAAACTCCTATCGAACCTGGCCAGAAGGTTAAGGGAGGCGTTTCTGACCTTCTCGACGACTACGATAAAGAATTACAGAAGAGCGGCTTCGACGTAGGAATGCGCGACGGCACCTGGACATCAGCAGATGGCCGTTTGGAACTCTCTTACGAGGATGACGCATGGAACGTCAAGTTCGATGGAGAACTAGCGGCTAAGGTCACCATATGGGAAGAAGACGAGAACGGTAAGTATTACGAACCCGACGACGACAGCATCTATGAGTCAATTTTCGACAGTCTTTATGGCGAACTAACAAAGGACTTTACCAAGGAAGACTACGTCGACGACATGGTCAGCAGCGGCCAAAGATCGATCCAAGAAATAAAGGACCTTGGAAAACTTCCTGACGAATCTGATGAAGACTTTGGTGCAAGAATCAAGAAACTAGAAGACGGCCTATCATCTTTAGAAAGCTACATACGCTCAGATGACTTTAAGTACCTTCCAGATTCAATGAGAACAGAAGCCTATGGCACCTACACTCCGGGTACCAAAGCCTCTCCTATGGAACAAAAGCTAAACTCGCTATTAGAGTCTGCAAGACACGCTGGTTATAAGTCTCGTGAACTGTATTTGAAAGATCTCTTCGCTAAGAAGAAGGCCGAAATAGACGAAGCTAGTAAAGCTACAGGACCTTCACCTGATGCTGCCGCTGAAGGCAAGGTGAAGGCCAAGAACAAGGCCGAGGCAAAAGGCAAGATGGCCGAGCCTGCCACGGACGCGCAAAAAAACTACGTAAAGGCAATGCTGAAGAACCCAGCAGTTCCAGACGATGTTCGCTCTAGAATTCAGGCTGACCTCGATGAGCAAGGCGACGCGATAAACAAGAACGACATCGGTCTTCACATCGCTGAGCTAAAGAACTACCCGAGCAAGAGTCTGCCGACAGACAAGATGTATAACTCGATACAGCGTGAGCTCTACGCCCGCGGAGCCTCTCCTGAAGAAGTCGATAAGATTCTTGCTGACCTGCCTAACATGGACAAGAAGCAGGCCTCAGACCTAATCGGTTCGCTGAAGGAGAAACCAGACCTTGCCGGCGAAGAGGCAACTAAAAACGGATTTGAAGAAACCACCAATGAGTCTGATAAGTACGATGGTCAGCGCCGCTGGACGAAGGTTGAAGCAGGTAAGCGAACTACAGTTCTGCTAAACGGTGATGGCTGGAGAGTTAATCACCAAAGCAACGTAGACCCAGCAACTGGAACCTGGAACGACTCGCAAATGCAGTCGATAGACCACGACTCAGAAAAGAGTTCCAGCGCCGACGACGTGTTTAAGAACGCGGCTGACACCCACGAAACTCTCGGAGCCAAGGAAGAGCTTCCAATCGACGAGAGTGCTGTTGCCGCTGACGTAGCCGCAGAAGTTAAGGAGCTTAGCGACAAGCAAAAAGAGCCTGCCACCGATAAGCAGCGCGCGTTTGTTGATAGTCTTCTTGCCAACCCAAAGGTTCCAGCCGACGTAAAGAGTGACATCGAGTCTAAACTTGCCGCAAAGCCAGACATGAACAAGGCAGAGATTGGCGAGATTATTGGTGCCCTAAAGAAGCTCCCTGGCTCAGACGCACCTACCAGTAAGATGCTCAACTCAGTAAAGCGCGAGCTCATCGCACGTGGCGTTCCAGTCAACGAGGCGAATGAGACTAGAGCTAACCTAGACGGCATGAGCAAGAGCGAGGTCTCAGACCTAATCAGCAAGCTAAAGAGTAAGGACGATGCCGCAGGAGCTCAAGCAGCGGCTAACGGCTTTGTTGAGGCCACCACTCCAGAGGACCAGGCAGGCGGAGTTCGCAGGTTCAACCTACTTGGAAGTGACGATGAGCTTCTAGCTGCACTTACGCTAGACGGCGAAGGCTTCACCGTGAACCGCAAGGATGAGAACGGCGAGGACGACGAGTTGTTCCTTGGTCGCAACCTAGGTAGCTTTGAGAGAATCGCAAACGCGGCTAAGGCTGCGCAGGACCTAAAGAACACAGACGTCACTAAGACTCCTGGATTCGACAGTGAGTCAGACAGAGAAAAGAAGATTGCTACGGCTACGTACAACAGACCTGGAGACAGTGGCACCTGGATGGAGGGCAAGACTCCAGATGGACAGCGCGGTTGGTCGTACTACGATGCCGATGGAAATGTTACTGAGGTAACTGAAAATCCCGATGGCTCATTTACTAGACGCAGCAGCGACGCCCCTGAGCCTGTCACCTTTGATAGCGTAGACGAGGCGTTCTCGCTTGACAGTAAGCCAAGCGACACTGGCAGTAAGATGTCAGACTTCCAGGACGACTTTGACGACATAATCGAGGCGGTTCAAGGACTAGACTTGTCAGGAGACGATGAGTCAAGCGACGACACTCCTGCGTCAGACCTAAAGAACTACGTGTCTAATCAAGTTACGCAAGCGGAAGAGCTCATCAAGAAAGGTGACCTTCTCTCCGCGCAGGCCTCGCTGGCCCTTGCCGCGGCTGACGCAAACGATTCAGACGTCCCTGGAGCAGATGAGCTAGGAGACGCGCTGAACAACGCAGCTAAGTCGATAGCTGACATTAGAGAAGCGCAAAAGGCACTTGGCCAAGGTAGTGGCGGCGGAGATGAGCCTCCAAGCACTAACGCTCCTTCGTCTGCAGGCGACGACGACTTTGAAAACAACGTACGTGACGTCTCTGGCGACATCATGAGCATAGGCGAGGAACTAGACAAGAACCTCAAGAGCTCTGCGATAAACGCCATAGAAGAGCGCGAGGTTGCAGACGGTAGAACTATTCTAAAGAACGCAGAAGACTCAATGGGTCAGGCGCAGGAGGCACTTGCCGCTGGAGACACTGAGACTGCAAGAAAGCTTATCGACCAGGCAGCTAGTCAACTAGCCGACGCGTCAGACGTCTTCGAAAACATCTTGGACCAGTCCGATGAAGGCAAGGCGGTAAGAAAGCTTGGAAAGAGTGCCGGTGACCTCGCTCTTAAGATAAGAGAAACTCTTCTTGATGGACAACCGCGAGGCGGAGGATCTGCCGGTGACAGAATCTTTGGCAAGGCTGGAATCTCCGATGACAGAATCATGCAGGCCATGGAGGACGTTGACGACTGGGTGGCATCCGAGAAAGGCAACGAGGTTTCTGGATGGGATAACAAGGTAGGCAACCTAGACCAGATGATTTCTAGTTTCAACGACGAGCCAGAGGCGCGCATGCAGAAGACCGCAGAGGCTCTGTACGAGCTAGGTCGTGAACTTGAAGACAATGGCTACAAGGATTCTGCGAACACCTTGTTCGACATGTCCAAGGCACTTTCAGACGAGTTCTACGGTGACTCTGACGAAGACGAAGACGAGACCTCCACTTCAGGCACTGCAGAGTACGCGCCGGCGACAGACTGGACTCCTGCTGAGAACGGGTTTAACTTTACTGGCGGAGATGAGCCGGGAGAGGTCTCAGCAGCCTTAGCTAAAAAGAAGAAAAAGGTAGAAGACCTTATCGCAGATGGCGACTACGGAGGCGCGCTAGACGAGCTCTTCGACGGAGCGGCGAGCATTCCAATGAGCCGCGCCATGGAAGACGACCTCTCTGGATCGTACGACGGCATTCAAGATGGAGACGTCTTCTACCAAAACGCCGATACCATAGTCTATAAAACCAAGGATGGTCGCTGGAGAGTCTACTCTAAAGACGAGACGGACGGGTTTATCGACACCGGAGAGCCTGCCACTGACCAACTAGCCGACGAGCTTCTTAAGGAGATGATGGCGCCAAAGAGTGATTGGACACAGGCAAGATTCTATGACCCTCGCCTAAATGACTTGTTCCACGCCAACAACGCGCCTGGCCCGAGCGGAAACCCAGCTAACCACACGAGTACTCCTAACTACAAGATTAGCTTCGACGGTCTTCGCATGCCAGACGACTGGGCAGGTGACCTTGGTCTTCCTGAAAAGGGCGAGGAAGAAGAACCTTACTCTGACGGTGAACTAATCGACACCTGGCTAAAAAATAACGGTCTAGATGAGCTTGGCGTAAAGTGGGACCCAAGCTCAACAGAGACTACGTTTGGCGGAGCAAACGTCAACTTTGAGATTCCTGAAGGTGCCAAGGACAAGTTTGGCGAGGCCTACTATGGAGAAGGTGCCACCTGGAAGGACCTCGAAGACGACGAGATTCCAGAGGCCATCGAAGGCGGAGAACCCTCTTCATCAATCTATTCAGACACCGAGAAAGCTGCGATGAATCGCAATATCGGCGACAGCGTAGTAGTAGTTGGTAAGAAGGGCAAGGAGAAGCCTGGAAAGATTATCGGCGTCGTACCTAGTTCTATCGGACAGTACATAGTAGAGCACGATGATGGAAGCACCTCTCTTCCTTGGTACTTTGACCTCAAGCCAGAAGGCGCAGAAACTCCTTCCGCTGACAAAAAGCCTACAGAGGCCAGATTCAACGGCAAGATTGGCGACAGCGTAGTAGTAGTTGGTAAGAAGGGCAAGGAGAAGCCTGGAAAGATTATCGGCTACGTACCTGGCTCAATCGGGCAGTACATCGTAGAACACGATGACGGAAGCTCCTCTCTTCCTTGGTACTTCGACATGAAGGCAGACGGCTTAGAAACTCCTTCCGCAGATGGAGAAGGTACTACAACCTCTCCAGCAGAAACTGAGAAACCTAAAAAGGGTAACCAGATTGGCGAACGTATCGTCGTGATTGGTAAGAAGGGCAAGGAGAAGCCTGGAAAGATTATCGGCTACGTACCTGGCTCAATCGGGCAGTACATCGTAGAACACGACGATGGAACAACATCTCTTCCTTGGTCCTACGAAACTAAACCTGAAGGTGGAGAAACTAACCTAGGCTCAAGCGGCAGAAGCTCCGAGCAAGTGGCTAGAGACGCAGAAAACGCTAAGAAGACTGCGAACGAGCTTGCCGCGGAGTGGAACAGCAAACCTTTCCCTATCGCAGACCCAGACAGTCTTGCCAGTGAAGAGTCTCTCACTAAGATGAGAAACATACTGCTAGACGGCGCAACCAACTCTGATTACTTTGGTCCAGCGTTGAAGGCAATAGACGACCCAAATCTGTCAGGCACCGAGAAACTACAAAGAATCGCTGACGCGCTAACTGAACGTGGAGTTGGCTCTGATGGAAAAGGCGTCGACCTCCCTAATGCAAACCCTGGACTTCCTCTAAACGGAGACTACTCTGGAAGAGAAAAGGCCTTGTGGGCTAAGTCAAACATAACAAGGGCGCTAAATCTAAATGGAATTTTCTCTACCAAGGAAAAAGAAGCAGGAAAAGATAAGCTAAGTCCTAGGCTACAAAAAATCGTTGACGCAGAGCTAAAGAAGCGCAGTGAAGGTGACGAGGGCAACGAAGGTACAGGTGGTGTCGACCCAAAAGTACCAAGCCCTAGTAAGCCAGGGGGAGGTGGCGCAGAGGCTAGTACCAGCGAAAACTCCTCGCCGGAGCTCACGTCAAAGGTAGAAGGAACAAACGCGCAGCTCACAAAGCGCTTTGCCTCTCGCGACGAACGAGACGCCTGGCTAAAAAGCATTCCTAAAGGAGCAGAGGCCGGAATTGCAATATCTATATCCAGCCCGACTGACTTTGATTTTTACAACAAAAAGCGTGAACACTACGAAGTAAAAATCGACTTCGACACGCGCACCGAGGGGCTAGGCGTGCCTAAGGGGTTAGGCGCAGGTAGAAAGAAGGCTATCGAGTGGGCCGAAAAGGAAGGATTCGATCTCTCTGAGGGAGAGCACAGCAGCGAATCCCTGGTTCCAAAGGTTAACGTTGACGACAAGATTACAATGTCCAACATTAGATTTGATGACAAGATCGACCAAGCCGAAAAGATTGAGGCTAAACTAAAGCCTGGAGAAGAAAAGGACTCAGCGAGACTTAGAATTAAGTTGGCTAGAGACAAGATTTCTAAGGCAAGAAAGGCTCGCCTAGACGGAGACCTCGAGGAAAGCGAAAAGCTAACTGAGGAGGCCTCGGCCGAGCTAACCGCGATGGCTGAGGACATAGAAAAATACATGGTTAGCCCAAAAAGCCAAGACGCTAAGTATGGATTAAAGAACAAAGAGATACGAGAAGACGCAGCAAAGCTAGCCAAAGCAGTCGAAGCAGTTACGGCAAAAAGTAGAATAGCCTTTGCTGAAGAAAAAGAGGCTAAGTCGACTGAGTCTTCTGCATCTAGCTCAAGTACCATAACAGGCGACAAGTACAAGAAACTTATCGACAACGCGTACGAAAAGTACGACCCGGGAGTAGCTCAGCACAGCTGGGACACAAAGGGAATTGGCGAGTCAATCATGTCTCACCTTACCGGGATAGCTGACGACATCAAGTCAGGCAAGGAACTAGACGCCAAGGACGCCGCAAAGAAGATGCGTCAGCTTGCCTCGATGTACAACGAACTTGCTGACGCAGCAACTGGCAGTGAGGGAGAAGATGGAGCTGAGTGGAGCACAGACGACTCCTCGATACAGGACCTTATCCAAGGTGCCCAAGAACTTGAGAAGCAGGCTGACCTGCTTGACCCTAAGGCGGTCGATAGCCCAAAAGCTGAAGCGCCTAGCGAACCTGACAGCGGTGAAACACAGGAGCCTATTTCAGTAGACAGTGTACTTACAGATGGAAGTTTAGCCAGCAAAATTACAAAGAACGCAGACATGGACGCAGCTGAGCTCGAGCAGCTGAGCACCAGAATAGCTAAAGAGTTAGAGAACAATCCTCAACTAGCCGCGGTGCTAAAGCTTAGTGGAGATAGTCCTATTCTTAGCGCCCTTGAAGAACTAAACTCCTCTAATGGAGAGTCTTCACAAGGTTTAGAAGGCGACCTCAACGTTCTAAGAGACACCCTAGACTCTACAATAGAAGACAGCGAACTAATAGACTCGCTAACTAGGCTGCTAAAGAGCGTAGAAAAGAAAAACAACACCAAGAACCTAACTGGTTTTAAAAAGATTAGCGAGGCCAAGGGCTCTAACCCAGGTGGAATCTACGAGGACCCTAAGACAGGCGAGCGCTTCTACGTAAAGTTCCCTAAGTCAACACTTCATGGCGAAAACGAGGCACTTGCCTCAGCCATCTACGAAGAGCTAGGTGTACGCTCAGTCAAGGTCGAGCAGGGAGAACTTGATGGCAAGCCTGTCACCTACACCAGGATGATAGACGGCGCTAAGAGTGACCTAAAGGATAAGCTATCAGACAAGTTCTACATGAAGCAGCTGCAGGAAGGCTTTGCGGTTGACGCTCTTCTTGCCAACTGGGACGTGGCCGGCCTAGAGTACGACAACGTGGTATCTGACGCAGAGGGACTTCCTGTTCGCGTTGACCCAGGAGGCGCGCTTCTGTTCCGCGCTCAGGGAACTCCAAAGACAGACGACCAGTTCAATGAAAACGTACCCGAGCTGGACACCTTTACCGACAAGAACAGCTCGCGTCCTGCCGCCAAGATATTTAGCTCGATGACTGCAAGTGAAAAGTTGGACTCCGCGGTAAAGCTTAGTGACCTAGACGATGACGTTATCGATAACTTGGTGAATGAACACATCTCAGATGAAGCCGCGGCAGATAAGCTAAAGAAGCTCCTCAAGGCCCGTAGGGACAACATCCTAAGCAAACTAGTATCATCTAAGGTATTCGAAGACGAGGCCTCTAAGCAAGGCGAGAGCAGCGAACCGGACGAGGAATTCCCGCCGTACGCCTATGGCGAAAAGAAGTCGCACTCTGAAGGTGACCGAGTTGACGTGCTGTGGGACCCTAAAAATGGCGTAGAAATGACAGGCGAGGTCGTGTCTGGTCCAACTGAAGACCAGATGTATAAGATTAGGCTCGATGACTCAAAGGTTAATGGCGACCAGGCTGGCAATGTAATAACTGCTAACATAGTGTCTCTTCGTCCAGAGCAGGCAAAGCCAAACTTTGATGAAGACGAGAAACCTGCTGCAGCTCCTGAGGTGAAGACCTCTACAGGCGAGCTAAAGCCTGGAGACAAGGTTGTCTACAAGGACGGCTCAACTGGAACTATCGTCAAGGCGGACAAGAACCCTAAGTACGTTCACGTTGCGATGGACAGCAAGGGTGGAAAGCTTCAAATCAAGGCTCTAAGCAAGTTGACCAAGGTCGAGAGTGCGCCAGACGAAAAGGCAGCGCCTGCTCTATCTCCATCTGGTAAGAAAATCGTTCCTAAACCTACTGCCAAGACTGTGCCAACGAAAACTGAGCCAGAGCCAGCAGCGGATGCAGACGCCACCTCCACTGGATTCACTAACTTCAAGGACGCGAACGGCGTCACTTGGTCATCGTCCATAACGCAGAAGTCCAATGGCGACACTGTAATTAAGTGGGATGGCACTAACGGAGAAACGTTCCCGGTCTACCTAGAGTTAGATAGCTTTGCTGGTACTTGGAAGGTAATGAAAACTGACTGGGCAGGACATCCGTTTTTAGTAAAGGACACCTGGGACTCAGACAGCGCCGGGGCTCTTAACTTCGTGGCCAATGAAATTAAAGGCGGCCAGGGCGCGACAGACGACCTTGGAGATGAGCCGTCTATAGTTCCACTGAAGCCAGTTGGCAACGACATGCTTGCGTTCAACGACGGCAATGGAACAACCTATCCCGAGCTGCCTTCAGTAGTGCTGCTAAAGGACCCTGACTCTGCAGACTCTAACCCAAAGTATTGGATTCAAATTGAGCCTGCGGCAGACCAAAACTGGTCGCCATTTGAGGACCACATGAGCTCTCCCGCCACTCGTTCTCTTGCCGAGGCGATTAGCATAGTCAACTCTCATCTAAAGAATAAGGGAGTTACTAAGGAAAACGTCGATAGTCAAGTTGGAGACAAGGAAGTTGTAAAGTGGGACGTGTACGGTCCTGGTCTAGTGACAAGCAACGTGGACACCAAGGCCTTAGCTGAAACCGGATTGATGTCTCCAGTCGACCCGACTAAGCCGATGTTTAGGGTTAAAGAGACTCCTGAAGGGTCGCTGGACTTGGTAATAGTTCCGCCTGACACTAGCGGACTGGACTTAACTGCTATTACAGTTCCTGACTCTGAATCGCTTGACGTTGCCGTCTCGGAGGCTCTGGCTGCCGACTACAAGGAGACAAGCAACTATACGCCAAATGAAAAAGAGATTAACTGGATTCAGGCGCTTAGTGGAAACCACCTCAAGGACACGTCTAAGTGGGACGTAGATATGCTAAAGAATGCGTCATCAACTGGCACCGATGTAACTAAAAGTGGCAACGCTGGAGACGGCTACATCGTAGACTCTAAGCAGAGGCCAATAGGTAAGGGAGAACTTGTAGTTCTGTCTGACGGTAGAACTGGAATATTAGCCCACGTAGGTCTTCCAGATGGAGAGATAAAGTACGACGCTCCTCAACCTACCGCGACAATTGTTTTTGCCGATGGAAGCACTGAAGCTGTAGACTCAGACAAGATTAGAGGTATTGGAAGATCTCTCTCGATGGGTTACAACGCAGGCAGTGAGCTAACTAGAATTAAGAGACGCTATGAGCTGCAGAACATGGAGAAGACAGGAGTGGACCTTACTCCTGAGCAAAAGGCCGCGGCGGCTTCTAAACCGTTCTTTACTGGTCGAATCGTGAAAGACGCGAAGGGGGAGGAAGGCTTTATCGTCGAGGATAAGGGAGACGGCTACTTCAAGGTCCAATTTGGCGATGGCCACATCAAGTCAAGAGCCGGAAGTAAGCTCACCGCGACCGATAAACAGGTTAGGGACTACAACGGTCTAATGTACACAGCTACCCACGTTAGAAAAGGATACGTCAAAGGCCTAATGAACTACGGGCAGACTGGCGGAGAGGGACTCGCAGTCCCGGTTCAACTTTCTGACCCGGGACAGAAGACCACTGCCGCTGGAGTTTCATACGGCAACGTGAAGGTTACCAAGAACGCGCTTGGAGCTCAACAGGTTGTTGTCGACAACCCGTTGCCTCCAACTGAGTCCGGCTTTACCAGCATCCCATCTCTCTCAACGGCCGTAGAGACAACGCTAAACCCTGACGACCCGCAGGCCGCTCTTAGAGGAGCCTCCGCAGCCTGGGACTCAGACTCAATTGAGGACCTAGACGTTAGATTCATGAGAGCAATCAACGAAAAGGGTGAGGACTCACTGTCCGCGAAGTTTAAGCTAACTGCCTGGGCTGGAGACGCGTTTATAAATGACCTAATGAAACGCGCGGCAGAAGGCGACCAGAGCGTGACTATCACTGACGCGCTGCGCGTTCCAAAGCAGGTGATTAACTCCAACGGTGTTCTTTCATACGACCCATCTGAGCTTTCTGCAGCAGGCTTGACAGGAGCCGCGTATTCAAGCAGCGAAGGAACTACCGCCACGGTCACCTTAGACGATGGCACTAAGATTGTCTTTATGAGAGCTGATAACGCTACAAAGGCTAAGGGAGAAGGAGTCAACCTCTCGAGCGGCACCAACGTGATTGCCTTCCACAACAAGGTGCTGGTTCTCTTCCCAGAAGGAGCTAAGAACGACCCAGACGCAATCGCTAAGGTGCTGGCACAGGCTGGAGTCCGCGATTCCAGGCCGGCGACAGAAGCGGACGCTAAGACACTTATAGAAAACCGCCTAATCAGCATCTTTGCTGGAAAGACCAACCCGAAAACAAATCCAGGTGGCGCGACTAGAGCTACTCTCCTTGACGAGGTAAAGGCTAAGTTCGACATCGGACCGGAGGACGTGACCATGTCCACCGGCGGCGGCGGTAGAGTCGAGATGAGGCTGTCAGAAGAAAAGGCCAAGGCGCTTGCTAAAAAGACAAACATCGCTCACTTCAAGCACACGTGGCACAGTACCGGTCAAATAGCCCAAAACATGGGAGAAAGCGACGAGGACTTTAGAGATAGAGTTGCAGACGCGGTAGCCGCTAAGCTGGCGACTCCTCAAGGCGGACTTCTTTCTACGACCACTCGCTGGACAGAGGGTATCCCGACGTCAGGAATGAGCAGCGCCTCTGACGTAAAAACAGGCGGTGGAGACTACGTGTTCTTGACCCCACAAGGCGCCTGGGCTGGCAAATCTGGAAGCTATTACAACGGAGCGCCTACCATCTACTTCTCTCCAGAGAAGCTCTTCCGTAGACTTGACTTCTGGGCGAACGCGACTGACAAGTATGGCGCTAGGTCCGAGAGCAAGACAGCCATGACCGACATGGTTCCTGGCTCCTACGAGGCCATGTTCAAGCAAAGAGTTAGCTTTGACGACCTAGACTCTCTACAAGTAAGAACAGATGCGCATAGGGATGCACTTATAAAGGCGCTTAAAAAGCGTGGAGTCTACGACTTTGGCGGAGTGCCAATTGAGCAAATAATACAGGTAAGCTAAGGTAGAGATGATGCAAGGTAAGCCAATTTTTAGAAAAATAGACCGCGGTGGCGACAAAATCTACATGCAAGGACCGGCTGTCCTGCAGATAGGCAAGCCACGCCTAGACGAGATAACCGGCTACGTTCCCATTGTGTCCGTGCAGCTAAACTACGATAGGGTGTCAAAGGCCTACTCAGTGATGGCCTCGGGAGTCTACAGAGTTAGAGAGTACGAGCTAAAGTCTATAAATGACTTTAAGTTTATGCCTACTCTCAATAAGATAACATTTGAGTTTCAAGGTACAATGTATACTGTACGACCGTTCAAAGACGAGGACGGCCACTGGGCTTCAAGCACAGAAGGTCCAGTTCCTTCAGACATACTAGAGGACATCCTGGTCAACAGCTTTAAGGCGGAAATTGGAGAAGAGAATCTGTTCATGAACGAATCATTAACGGCTCTTACAGACGAGACAACTGGCGAGGTTGTCTACCTGTTGTACACCGGAGCAAAGAAGACCTTCACGCGTAAAGGCGGAGAATGGCTTGAGCTTCACGACCCTAAGGGCGAGCTACTTGATGGACTAAACCTCTTTGACGTGGTTCCGGCCTTTGTAAAGTTCTATGACGAGAAGAACGGAAAGGTCTCTGAAAAGGACATCAATAAATTTGAAATGGAAATGAGCTAGGACACGCCATGGCAAAAATAGCAGGGTACAATTCTTCTCTAGTTCTTTTGGTTGAAGGCGAGAACGCAGTCGTCGTTGACACCAGCAAAAACCTTGTGGTGGACTCTGGAACTAAGGAGGCTCTAGCCTCAAAGAAAAATTGGAAAAAGAGCAAGAGCTGCGAGGTTACTCCAGCGATGCTAGAGATAGCAGACGCAGCACTTTCGTCTCTAGACGTTTCGGTTATCACCGCGGCTGCTGGTAGACTGTACACTGTCCCTAGCTCAGTGCAGGCAGAGGCAAAGAAGGCGCTTGAGTGGCGCAAGGAGCACAAGCGCGGCGGAACTCCAGTCGGTCTAAGCACCGCGCGCACTCTTGCCAAAGGCGGTCAAATTGGACTTCAAAAGGTTCGTCACATCGCGAAGTACTTCCCTCGTCACGAGGTAGACAAAAAGGCTAAGGGCTACGAACGCGGTGAAGACGGATTCCCGTCTAATGGCCGCATTGCCTGGGCTCTCTGGGGTGGAGACGCCGGTTGGCGCTGGGCAAAAAACATCGTTGAGCGTGAGAACAAGAAGGCTCTTACCTCTGATGGATACGCTCTTCCGGGATACTCAATAGACGACGACACCTACGCTATTAGCGAGCCTGGCTACGGAGCAGATTTAAACGCATTTGGAGACGCGCACGCGTTAGACGATGGCGGTCCTGAGTTCATGGCTCGTGTTCGTATGGATGGCTCCGGCATGGACCGTCTATACAAGGTCGACGTCGATGGGCGTGTCTACTTCTGGGATGACGGAGGCTGGGACGACCTAGGCTCTATCGATGGAGACATTTACTTCTACGACAAGTCTCTTGATGACCCGTATGACGACTGTGATAAGTCTCACTTCATAATCGACCCTGACTCGGCGCTAATTATTTCTGCGCTTCTTCAACAGGACCCGTACACCAACGTGTCGGTTGATGACATCGACTCACATGAGGCCTCTCTTGCTAGAAACGCCATCGCCGAAGAAGACTGGGGCATGGTTGACCGAGTTGCGCGGGCGAGCGACGAAGACCCTTACTATCCGATGATGGCAGCCGCGGCTATGCCGGTAGACAAAGAAGCAGAAAAAGAGGAAGCTCCTGCTCCTGCCGTAGACACTAAGGGAATCTTAGGAGAGCCACATAAGGAGGACAACGCTCCTGCCGCTAAAATCGACAGTGAACTTCCTGCTCTTACCGCAAAAGACCTTGGCCTAATTCTAAACGACTGGCCTGGTTGGGTTATGGACCAGAGAAAGACCACGACTGAGCAAGGACTAGTTGCACAGCGCACGACTACCTCCGATGACTACTCAGTCAGCGATTCAGTAGACACGGACAAATCCTATGAGCACCCTCTACTAAAGCCTTGGCTAGACAAAAAGGCCGCTGGCATCTCAACAAAGTCTACTGATAACCCGGCGCTACTGTCTGCCGCTGAGCCAGTCTCAGCTAAGCCTACAACAGTAAAGGACATAGAAGAGGCTGCCAAGGAGACAAAACCTGGCTCCGAGGTCACTCCTGGCAAAACAGACGTGCAACCTATGTACCTAGCATTTGTTTCTCCTGATGACCCTCACGCGGTGTTTGACCTTATTGCACTTGTTCCAGCGAGCTCAACCTCTAACCAGCCGATGACATACCGTCGTCAGGATAAGAAATGGGTGCGCTATCCAAGTGCTCTGCAGGACCTAAAGTCAGCTACTCCTCCGCCAGTCGTGCCTCTTGATAAGGAAGCACTGGACGCTACTCTAAAGCAGATTGACGGCATGTACGAAGCACTAAACGCGTCAGTGTTTTCAGTTGACCACCAGCTGATGGTGCTTTGGGGTCCAAGCGCTGTACGCATGGAAGACGCGCTGGTCGCCGCAGGTGGAGTAGACAAGAACCGCGGCAACGCGGAAAGACTCCGCAGGTACTGGTCTCACGGCAAGGGAGCAGCTAAGATTCGCTGGGGCACAAAGGGTGACTGGTCTCGCTGTGTTCGTCATCTGTCTAAGTTCCTTGGAGTTAGAGCTAAGGGATACTGCCAGTTGCGCCACAAGGAAGCAACCGGCATGTACACCGCTACTCACGCCAAACTCGACCGCGCAAAGCATAACTCAAATTCAGAGTTTATTATGGAAGAGGTCTACGCTAAGAACACGGGAGTTCCGACTGCTGTGACTGAGCAGGACATGGCTAAGAAGTTAACCGAAATCATGGTTGAGCACGACGACGTGTACGACCACCACTGGAAGCCTGAGCCACAGATTGTCGATGACCTAAAGAGGCTAAATCTTCTAGACGACGAAGAGTTCGAAGCGATAGTTGCGGCTGGAGGTTTTGACAGAAACCGCGGAAACGCAGAAGAGCTTCGCCGTTATTGGACTGTAGGCAAGGGCGCTAAAAAGATTCGCTGGGGAACCGGTGGAGATTGGACTAGATGTGTTAGGCAGCTGTCTAAGTACCTAGGCCCACGCGCTAAGGGATACTGTCAACTTCGTCACAAGGAAGTGACTGGTGAATACACCGGTGACCGAGCTCACATGGAAAAGTATGGCCATCTAAAGAAAAAGACCTGGCGCGACCGTCTAAAGCTATTTAGCATCGAGGAAAAGGTTATTGAACTTGCCGAGCGAGACGCACTGGCAGCAGGCCTACGAGAGAGAATGGGTCTCACTGCTTCAGCGGTAGAGACAGGCGCGGGTTCGGCGTTTAGAATTCCATTGGCAATCCCAGAGGACGTCGAGTCTGGTGACGGCCGTCTATTCAAGAAGGACTCAATTACTGTTCGCGAGTTGCCTATCCCGCTTCTATGGCAGCTAAAGACAGGAGAGGGCCACAGTGGCTCTGTTGTAGTTGGTCGCGTCGACCGTCTTGAAAGAGTGGAAAACGGTATCGGAAATGCCTATGGTGTTTTTGATGACGGCAAGCATGGCAAAGAGGCTGAACGCCTTGTTCGTGCTGGCTTCCTTCGTGGAGTGTCAGCGGACATGGACCAGTTTGAGGCAAAACAAACTAAAAGCAAGAAAAAAGATGCTGCTGAGGACGACGACATCTCCGCTGAGAAAATCGTTATAAATAAGGCCCGTGTCATGGCCATTACAATAGTACCTAAGCCAGCATTTCAGGAATGCAAAATTCTTATCGACTCCGATGAGCTAGAAAATCCCCAGGAGGAAATTATGATTCTAAACGATGGAATCTATGTCGACGATGTCGACGCAAGTGACGCAGCTGCACTGGTTGCCTGTGGAGCAGTTGCTGGATCGATTCCAGTAGTGCCACCGGCTAACTGGTTTGTAAACCCTAAGCTGTCTAAGCCGACTCCGCTAACTGTCGACGACAGTGGTAGAGTATTTGGTCACATTGCCGCTTGGCACGTTGACCACATCGGCTTGACCGCGGGTACTAAGCCACCGCGCAGCAGAAGCAACTACGCGTACTTCCACTCAGGAGTTGTCCGTGCCGATAATGGCAAGGACGTGCCTGTTGGCCAGTTGACACTCGCTGGTGGACACGCATCTATCGAGGCAAGTGCCTACGACGCAGTCAAGCACTATGATGACACAGCATCTGCCGTTGCAGACGTGCACGCTGGAGAAGACGAGTTTGGAATCTGGGTTGCAGGAGCTCTACGTCCTAGCGCGCAGCCGGAGCAAATTCGTGCACTTCGTGCTTCCGCTCCTTCAGGTGACTGGAGACCAATCAAGGGCTCACTTGAGCTTGTTGCAGTGTGTCAGGTAAACGTTCCTGGATTCCCAATTGCACGAGCACGCGTTGCCTCAGGTCAGGTTATGGCCTTGGTTGCAGCTGGTGCAGCGGTTCTTGCTAAACTAAAGCAGGACCCAATGACAGAACTGGCCTCCAGAGTACGTGAACTCGAGCAGTTTACTGGCAAGGAGCTTGCAACCAACGCGGCCAGTGCCAAGGCAAGATTCGCGTCTATCGTTGACGAGATGCCAAGCAAGAAGCCTGTGACTGCAAGCGTGGACTCCATGAGAGCCAAGATTGCAGCCGCCCAGGAGGCCCTGGGAAAATAGTTGCGGTTGAGGCCAGCGCAGCTGGACTTATCAACCAAGAAGGCGATAAGTACAATGCAGACACTCAACCGCGGGACATCAAGGGAAAGTTTAGAACAGTGCTAGCACGTCTAAAGCAAGACCTAGGTGTCGCCGGCCTTGACGCGGCTGTTAAAAAAATTGCCGAGGCAGAAAACATAAATAACGCCGGCAACTACGTAGAGGCTGCGGCTCGTGCAAACGACGTCATAAGTCTCGTCGACCGTGTTCATAGTGGAGCCCTAACCGGTCCGTCACTAGAAAACATTAGAGAGTCAGCTGGTGCTCTTGGAGCTGCGATGGCCAACCTGCCATTGCCGTTTGGTCAAGAGAACCAAAAGCTGGCATTCAGCGATCTTCCTCCTTCACTGAAGAATCTTGTGAAAAGCATGATTCCAAGGGTAGAAGCGAGGATAGGAGATAAAGACGCGCGAAGTGCAATCAAGCCTTTGCAAGACTTTATGTCAGGCGGAGCACTGTACAGTCAGAGCCAATTATCGGCCGAGATGAACACTTTACTCCGGTTGCTTACTTAGAAGCAATATACAATAATGTACTAGGTGGAGCGCCTACATGCAAACGCGTGGAGTCCCTTTACCTTGAACTAACAAGTGGTAAGTGAAATACACTTACTCAACTGTCCTTAGGAGGAACAGTGGACCAGATTAAGTCACAGGTAGACAACCTGGCTGACCTTAGCGACGAGCAAGTCGCTGAGCTCCAGGCATCTATCATCAGTGAATTCGAATCGGTCGAGGGTCAGGAACCTACTCCACAGACTGTTGACGCTATGACTTCGCTCGCAGACATGCTTGACACCGTCCGCGGTGAGACCAAGCGTCGCGAAGCAGCTACCCAGGAGCTTGCAACGCAAGCCGCCGAGGCTGCTATGCGTGTTAAGGGCGAGGAAGAGGCACCAGCTGACGCTGAGGCATCCCATGAGGAAGCACCAGAAGAAGTTGGAGAGACTCCTGAAGAGGAGAAGAAGGAAGACGAGATGACTGAAGAGTCAGCTGTGTATTCTGCCGAAGCCGCTCAAGAAGCATCAACAACTGCTGAAGCCGGAACCGACGAACCTGTCGCCGATGAAGAAGTACCCCCAACCGAAGAAACACCTAGTGCTCCTCAAGAAGAGCAGAAAGAGCAGGCCCCAGTGACCGCTTCAGCAGAAGAGAGCTTCCAGGCTCCAGCTGACCGCCAGCCTGTAGTCGAAGTTAAGGAAGCAAAAGTGGCAATCACCGCTGGCGCTGACATTCCTGGCTACACCGCCGGCAGCACCATCGACAACCTAAGCGAAGTAGCTTCAGCTATGGAAAAGCGTATCCACTCGCTTCGCCGCGTTAACGGAGGAGACGGAGAGCAGCACATCGTTGCGTCCTTCACCACCGCGTACCCAGAGTCACGCACTCTAACAACCGACGCAGAGTCAAACTGGACCAAGATTCAGGCAGTCGCGGGACCTGAGGCACTTGTTGCTTCTGGTGGTCACGCTACTCCATTCGAGGTCAAGTACGACATCTTTGCAATCGGTTCTACCACCATTCGTCCTATTCGCGACTCTCTACCTCGCTTCCAGGCTGACCGTGGCGGTATCCGTTTCATCACTCCACCTAGCTTCGCTGGCGCAACATACGACAGCGCAGTTGGTATCTGGACAGCCGGTGTTGACCAATACGGAGCAAACGGACTAACTGCATTGTCACTTAGCGCGACTGCAATTTCTGGTAGCTCAGGTGCATACGTAATTGGTGTAACTAACAACACTATTCCAGTTGGCGCAAAGGTAACCTTTGGTACTATTGGAACTGCTACTACACTAAGTAACATCACAGCTAACGTGACTGCGTCAACAAGCACCACTATTACCATCGACACCACAACTGCTATTTCAGGCACTCCGTCTTCCGGTACCGTGTCTCCTGTAACAGTGAAGGGCTCATACACTGCATCTGCAGCTTCTGAAAACACCGTTGCAACTGACGCTGTAACACTACAGCTACAGTTCGGTAACTTGATGTCTCGTGCTTACCCAGAGTTGATTGCTCGTCACAACGAACTTGCTCTAGTACAGCACGCTCGTGAAGCTGAGGACAACCTGTTGGCTAAGATCAACGCGGGTTCTACTGCAGTCACCACGCAGACCAACCTTGGTTTTGCTCGTGACTTCCTAGTTCAGGTGCGTCGTGCAGCTATGGCTTACCGTTCACGTCACCGTATCGATCCTCAGACTCGTCTGAAGGCAATCCTTCCGGTGTGGGTTTACGAGGCAATGGCAGCTGACCTAACCTTGGCAATGCCAGGCGACGGCACTCTAGCTGTGTCAAAGTCAGAGATCGATGGTTTCCTATCGGCTCTAAACGTTGACGTTGTCACTCACCTAGACGACAGCTCAAACAACGGTGTATTCGGTACCCAAAGCGCCGGTGTACTGCTCGAGTTCCCGGACACCTTCCGTTGGTTCTTGTTCGCTGAAGGAACATTCTTGTTCCTAGACGGCGGAACTCTAGACCTAGGTATCATCCGTGACAGCTCTCTAGTTGGCACAAACGACTACAAGATGTTCATTGAAACATTCGAGAACGTTGCAAAGGTTGGTATCGAGTCTCTAGCGATTACCTCAACCATCAACGTATCTGGTGCAGCTGCGGCTCTTGTAACTGCAACATCAACAACATCTGCTGCTACATCTAACGACCTGTAAAAAGCAACGTCTTTTTGCTGGGGTGGTCTTTTATGGCCACCCCAGCAATAAGAGTAAGATTTTAAATTAAGGATTTGAAAAATGGCTTTTCCAAAGAATGGCGTAGTAGAGGCACCAAAGATTATGCCCTCCGCTTTTGGCCTACTTGCAGTAGTCAAGCCTGAGAATTCTGCAGACGAAGACATGTGGATTCGTGGGTTTTCGCAGGAATACGAAACTGAACTCTACGCAGCAAAAAACTGGGATGACACCGACACTACTAGTTCTGTAGTTGTAGCTGCAGGTGTCCCTAATTATTTCACTAAAATTGATCCCTTCTTTGTTGAAGTAGAAGAGCTTCGCTCAGGCTTAGGATTTCTAGGTCTTGACCGCATCGAACGTCTAAAGCGTCAACTTGAGGGTGTCACTCAAGACGCTATGGAGCAAGAACTTTGGGACGGTGGTATTCGAATTAGTGAAAGCCACCCTAATCGCGCTTTAGTTTCTTCTGGAGTTACCGTTCTTGATGGTACGGGACTTTCATCAAAACGTGCTTTGGCAGTGCTAGAGCATGGCATTGGTGCGGCATCAGAATCTGGCGAGCAGGGAGTTATTCACGCAACTCGCGATGTAGTTGCTCTTTTTTCAGCCAACTCAAATATGCTTTTTCACGATAAAATTAGTGAACACTTGCAGACCTATGGTGGAACGCCTATAGTTGTCGGCAGTGGCTACAGTGGTAACGGTCCTCGTATTGCGGTTGCTACAGCAACTATTAGCGGTAGCACTACGCTAACTATCAACACTTCAGGCGACCACTACCTACTTGCAGGTGACACTGTTCGCTACTCTGTAGTTGGAGCAAACATCAACCAGTCCTCTACTTCTACAGCAGTTGTCACTAAAGTCGACGCTGACACAGTAACAATTACTATTGCAAGTGCCACTAACCAAGGTCAAGAACCGGTTACTGGCTTTATTCAGCAGTTGGGAACCAACTCTGCAAAATGGATTTACGGCACAGGAACTGTTCGCTCATACGTGGGCAAGGTCGATGTCGTAAACGACAACTTAGCTCAAGGCTATGACGTGTCGGGTAACAAAAATGACATGCGTCTCAAAGCAATCCGCCCAGCGGCTGTTTACTTTGACACATCCATCCACCTAGCTGTTCGAGTCGATCTAACAGCCTAACAAGAAATAAGGAGAAAAGGCTATGCCTACTCAAGATTACGCAGCCAGCATCCAGGGTGTGGCCATCCGTGTCACCCGTTTGGACGCCGCTGGTAAGCTACTAAACGGACCAGGCGACAGCTACGTAACGTCAGCTTTCATGCGTGTTTCGTTCACTCCAGAATACGAAGAAGGCGACGAAATAACCGAGAAGTCGGCTAACGGCGCAGTTTGCGTGACCTATAAGTCTCCAGACACACTAAAGCGTATTACCATGGAACTTGCTATCTGTGAACCAGACCCAGAGCTAACTAACCTAGTTGCCGGTGGTCTGCTTCTTCGCAAGAACCTTGGAACAACACTCGCTGACGCAGCTACAAAGACCAGCTCAATTGGTTGGGCAGCTCCAGCTGTTGGAGACGACCCTGCTGGCTACGGTGTAGCTATTGAGGCATGGTCACTTGCAATCAAGGATGGAAAGAGGGCGACAAGCCTTCCTTTCTTCTACTGGGTATTCCCGTTCGTGAAGCTGCGCCAGTCTGGCGACCGCGTAATCGAAAACGGCATGCTTGCAAGCACCTTCGAAGGTTATGGTCTAGGAAACATCAACTTCAACTGGGGTCCTGATGGCCGTTGGGAATTCCCAACCGCCGCGGAGCGTCCGTACTCATACGCGCGTTCAGATTGGGCGCCAACTGGTCTAAAGGGTTTCTACACCTGGAACTACATCGGCGAAGGCTCTACTGAGCTCAACACTCCTGCCTACAACGCAGTTACCTCTCTAGACGGAATCTCAGCTGTAACAGCTACAGCTAAACTAAGCTCTAACGTGGTGACCTTGACTACTACCACACCTCACGGTTTCGTAAACGGTCAGACCGTTACAGTTGAGGGTGTTGACCGTTCGTTCGTAATCACTAAGAAGAAGCTAGACACTAACGTGGTTACACTTACCTTTGGAGCTAAGCACAACTTCATAGTTAACGACACCATCGTGGTTGCCGGAGTTGACAGCACCTTCAACGGCACCTACACCGTTGCAAGCGTGCCTGCCGGTGAAACTACTCTCACCTACGCGAAGACCGCGGACAACGTCACAGAGGTCAACGTCAGCGGCGGAACTGCTACTCGTACTCTGTTCGATGGTTCATACGCCATCAGCGGTGTACCGAGCACGACTTCGTTCACCTACGCACGTACTCACGCGAACGTTGCTGGAATGCTCTTGGCCGCAGGCACAAGCGGAAGCGCCTTTACCACTGCTTCAGCTCACGGCTTAGCGGTTGGAGACAGAATCAACGTCACTGAAGCTGTCTCATCTGTTGCAGGTGCGTATAACGTAACTAACGCGCTTATCACAGCAGTCGGCAGCACGACAACCTTAACCATCGACACGACACCTTCGGGCACCTGGACATCGGGCGGAACTGTAGCTCTTGTCGTACCTTCTGGTTCAGTTGTCTCAGTTCCATCGGTCAGCGGAGCTTCAAGCTACAACGTCCCTGGAAACGTCAACTTCAATGCTGACCTAGCAGTTGACCGCGTAATCAGCTCAAACGAGGACCCAACCGCGTAAGAGTATTAAGAAGGGCGGCGCGTCAAGAATAAATGCAATCTAGACGCGTCGCCTTCTTTCTTAGCTAAAGGAGACTAAATGACAGCTCTATGGGTAACACCGGCCGAACTTGGTCAATACGCTAACACCGAGTTTGCTCAGGAAGCCTGCGAGGCCGCTTCGTACCTACTCTGGGGAATGTCCGGTAGAAAATACACCGGAGTAACCACCGTCACCGAGAAATACGTTTGCGCGAAGCGCGCGTATCGCATCGGCGCGTCCTCTAAAAATTACTACGCCGCTCTTATCTCCGGCGAGGTATACAACATCCCAATCTCTGACTTCGACCAGTACGCCGAACTTGTCGCTGACGGGCTATCTCCAGAGTCTAGAGTTAGACTACGCGGAAGACCGGTCACGCAGATACATGCGATTAGAACTCGAGACGGTAAAATCGTAGACCCGAGCGGGTACTACTTAGTAGACCACTCAACAATCCAAGCCTCCTCAGGCGTGCCGTGGACTCCGTGTAACATAGAGGTCACCTATTCGTACGGCAGCGAGGTTCCAGCCGCTGGAAAAATGGCCGCTCGCACGCTGGCACTAGAATTTGCAAAGCTCTGGGCAGGAGACGATGACTGCATGCTTCCACAGCGTATTACGTCTATCTCTCGTCAAGGAGTCTCCTACACGCTGCTCGACAGCCAGGACTTTATCGCAGAGCTACGGACAGGTCTTTACGCCATTGACTTGTTTTTAAAGACCGTAAACCCCGATGGAGCTAAGTCCCGTGCAAGAGTCTTTTCTCCAGATGTTCCACGGGCGCGTAGGTACACTCCAAAGAGTCCTGTTCTTGCGGCTAGCTCTTTGCTTGACATCGTCATAATCAAGGACAACACGGCTAACTACTCTACGGTCGGCAAGGGACTAGACACGACTATCTTTGTCGACGAGCCAGGCTGGTCTCCAAAAGTTGTAGTGCACAACTGGAGTGGCACCAAGTCCGTGCAACTACCAGGCGCATTAGTCGGCGCGTCTGACGTATCTTTTTCAATCGACTATAAGAACGCGTTGTCTATTCTTGGAATGGTCGACCCGGGAACCTGGACGCTATACGCAACTAAGATTGTCGGCGGAGTCGAGAGTCTAGTAGAATTAGCTACAGGAAATCTAAAAATCCAGTTATACACCACCTAACAAAGAAAGAGTAATCATGACAGTATACCAAACTAACTTTACTGCTGACGACGTTATCTACGTTGAAAACGGAGTAGTTGTCGCTGTTGGCCAGCAGAAGGTAGAAGAGCCTAAGGTTGTAGAAGAGCCTAAGGTTGCAAAAAAGGCTGAGGTTGTTGAAGAGCCAGAGGTTGTAGAACCTGAGGTTGTTGAAGAGCCAGAGGTTGTAGAACCTGAGGTTGTTGAAGAGGCAGTGTCAGAAGACGCTGAATAGCATTGAGCCTGCCTGTAAACTTAGCTGACGTTTCGGTAGACGCCTTACATCTAAAAAACATGATGGATGGCGTCATCGAGCGCGTCTGCTCTATCTACCAATCGTACAACGTCCCACTTCCAAATAAGAAATACTGGACGATGGGAACGCCGGTTATAGACTGTGAACAGGTAGTTGCCTCATTTAGCCAGTTGTATTTAGGCGCGCCGGGAGACCAGGCCTCAGAGCCACAGCGCTGTAACGTGCCAAGAACTGTCACAATGACCGTAAGTATCGCTAGATCGTTTCCTACGTCTGGTCAAAACGGACGACCTCCGTCTGCTGAGACTATAGAAAAGGCGTCATCTCTATCTGCGATAGACGCTTGGATTCTCATAGAATCTGTTCGTCTCTTTGACATGTGGGACGACAGCACCTTTGGCCCTGGAGTAATTGCAACTGTCGACGTGGCAGAGCCTACCGGTGGAATCCAGTTAGTAAATATGCAGCTAACTATGGCGGTTCCATAATGGCTATTCAGGTAGAAAAAATAGGCAATTTCAAAAAGAATCAGCCGGCGTTCGACAACTTTTTCAACGAGCCTGCCGGGCAGACCGGAAGATTTATACACAAGAGAATCACTAAAAAGATTCTTGTAGGCGCTAAGGGCAAGGTCGGCGTAAAGTCTGGAGCTCTTAGACAAAGCATTCGTCCAACACACATTAGAATTCCTGCCGGACAGTTTGTCATAATCGGCTCTGGGCTAGACTACGCGTACCTACATCACGAAGGAACACGGCCACATCTTATAGTGCCTAACCAGGCTAAAATGCTGCGTTTCGTTTCCCATGGAAGAATGGTGCACACGCGGATTGTACGCCACCCTGGAACAAGACCAAACCACTATCTAACACTTCCAATGCTAGAGGCTCTTTGGGGCATAAGGTAATAAGTCACCTTTGCTGTACGATGGTACAATCGTTTAGGGACAACACCCATATCCAAATACCGTAACACACACCCTATACAGCAGATTGGAAAACGCTAATGACAGCAAATAGATTCAAAGACTTTGGCTCTGGAGTATCAGACATCACAAAGGAACCTCTTGTATTTAAGCTCTATGGAGAAGAATACAGATGCATGCCTAACGTTCAAGGAAAAGTTATGCTAGAACTTGTGGCCGACTCTTCCTCTGAGGACCCAGCGGTCTCAGCAAGAACACTTGCAACATTTTTTAGCAAGGTACTTTTAAAGGAAGACCTTGAAAAGTTTAACGAGCTTCTCGACAGTCAGGACAAGATTGTCTCAGTTGAGACTCTAAGCGAAATCAGTGCTTGGCTTATTGAACAGTACACTTCACGCCCAAATCAGCAGCCAGAGGTTTAGCAGGCTGGGCAATAGACCTCTGGCACATAGTTAACGGAAGAGCACTAGTGAATGGCCTTAGATTAGCGGACATGGATGCCGCAGACATGCTAGATGTCATTCACTACTTCTTCGACCAGGACATAAACTACGCATCGGGCGAGCAGGCGGAGGCGCACTCTCAGGTGCGTTCCGCTATGTATAAGGATTTATACAACATAGAGTACAAGTATGGAGTTAGCAGTAAGAACTCCAACAAGTACAGTTCTACTACATACGTAGCTGACTTCGACCTAGAGGAAGAAGAGCTAAAGCCTGTAGACCCAGTGAAAAAAGCAAGAGAAGTAAAGCCATACGTTGCTCCTACTACGGTCGACGTAGATGGAAAGCGCCCCTTTGGCTCGATGCTAGACGCGCCATTAGCTTAGGTTAGGAGGTGAGATGTAGTGGCCGGTAACATAGTCGGTAGTGCTTATGTGCACATTCATGCCATAACCAAAGGCATTGGTAGAGAAATTGAAGAAGGTCTAAATAAGACCAAGGTCAACACTACCGGCGCAGGCAACATCGGCAAGAAAATTGGCGACACAGTTTCTAAGAGCATCAGCGATGGAATGACTGGTGGACTAAACAGAGGAAGCGGACAGGCGCTCGCGGCGCTTCGTAAGACTCAAAATGAGGCTGCTAGAATGCAGCAAAAGTTTATTAGCAACGCTAAAAAGGGTCCTAAGTTTCTTGACGCTCTAATCGAGCCAGGCTCTGCGGTATTCCAGGAAGTTAAGCAGGCTAGAGAATCCTTCAATCAACTTACCAAGTCCGGTATGAAGATGACAGCTATCATTGGAACTGTAATCACGAGCGTGTCAGACCTAGTCATTGGACTTGGAGCTCTTATCTTTGGTGCCGCTGCAGCAGCTCCAGCCTTCGTGGCTCTTGCTGGAGTCTTTATTCAATTCAAACTTGGAATGCTTGCCACCAAACTTGCCATGCAGGGAGTTATGGAGGCTACCGGAGCTCTCTGGAAATCGCAGACCGCGCTGAATGACTCCTTCCGGGCGGCACGTCTTGAATTTAGAAATCTAAAGTTCGAGGCAGAGGGTGCAGCCTACGCAGAAGAAGGAGCAGCTCTTGCACTGCAGCAGGCTAAAATCGCGTTGCAAAGAGTTCAGGACCTTCCGCCTAATACTCAGGCAAGACGCCAGGCTGAGCTTGCGTACAAGCAGGCAGACCTATCATATAGACAGGCTATCGACAAAACAAAGGAAGCCACTCGCGCGGTAGATAAGGGTATTACCGCTACTCAGGCTTACCAGCCATTTGCCTCGCTAACTAAGACACAGCTTGCGTTTACTAAGTTCCTCGTGACTCTCCGTCCAAAGATGCAGGAGCTTCGTGGAATAGCGGCTGACAGCTTTATTCCTGCACTGCGAGACGGAATCAGCACTCTTGTTAATCGCGACTTTGGAATGTTTAAGACAGGAATTGGAAATCTGTCGAAGGGAATGTCAGGACTAGTAAAAGGTCTATTTGGCGCCTTTGACGACCCTAAGTTTAAAAAGAGTCTAAGCCAGGTTTTCGCTGGAGCAGGAGATACCTTACCTAAACTAGGAAAAACCTTTGGAAACGTATTTAAGCTTATAATGACGTGGGTTTCCGCCGCGCAACCTCTTATCAAAACGTTTAGTACCTGGCTTGAAAAGACCACGGGAAATGCGTCTAAGCTATTCCAGTCTAAGAAGGACAGCGGAGAGCTTACTAAGTTCTTTGAAAACGCGGGAGTAGTCGCAGCTAAGCTCGGCGCTATCATTAAAAACGTATTTACGATGCTTAACAGCTTTACCAAGGCTAACGCCGGACCAGGCTCTGGCGGGCAAATGCTTCTCGACTGGATAAAGGACGTATCCGGAAAGTTCGCCGAGTGGACAAAGTCCGCGCCAGGACAAAAGAGCCTGTTCTCCTACTTCAAGGATGGCGCCGCTAACTTCAAGCAGATGTCGCAGACAATCGGAAAGTTTATCAAGCCGCTATTCACGATGGCCGGTGACCCAGACATCAAGCAGATGTGGGCAACAATTGGAGAGGCTGCTCCTAACTTTGAAAGTATTCTAAAGAAGACACGCGAGGCAGCTCCCGCGATGGGAAGACTAGTCAAGCAAATCATTCGAGTAATCGACACCTTCACAGACCCAGGGCAAATCAAGGCGTTCTTTGACACGTTCACTAAAGCGCTAAAGATGGTTGGAGACTTCTTCAATCAGCCGTGGGTCAAGAGCATTATGACTTGGCTTGGTCCAATAACTGGTGTCCTGCTTGCGCTAGGAACAATCGGCTCAGTTGGACAAAAAGTCTTTATGGCCTTGGCCGGTCACATACAGGTGTTTGCCTCTCCAATGAAAAAGGCTATTGGGTACTTTACCGAACTAGATACTGGTATCATGAAGGTTGGAAGACACAGCAAGGCTCTTGACACTCTTGCCGCGCCTTCGGACGCGCGGTTTAGTAAGATAGCTCGTGCAGGTAGACGAACTGAGTACATGGCACCTACAAGCAGACGCGCCATCAAGGAAATCACTGGGCAGGGTCTAGCGATTGGCAAGGCAGACGCGATGGCTGGAATGCCGATGACGTCAGTTCGCGCAGGCAGCAGAAAAGAGCTTAAGGCGTTTAGCCAAGGACAGAGTCTTGCTGCTGGCTCAGGTCCACTAACTTACGCTAAGGGAATTCCAGCTACAGACGCAGCCACTACTGGATTCCAAAGAATGGGTATCGCTGCTAAGACCGCGCTGCGTGACATTGGCAAGGGCTTTGGAGCTCTAGGCGGAATGCTAAAGAGAAACTGGGTAATCCTAGCCATTGCCGCCTTGGTCGTGGCACTTGTTGCGTTGTACAACAAGTCTAAGGACTTCCGCGACCTTATGAACACCTACATGAACAGTGTAGGCAAGGTTCTTATGAAGACCTTCAAGAGCATCATGATAGCTCTACAGCCGTTGATCGACGCGTTCATGGAGCTGTTTGATGCTTTGTTTGGTGGAGAAGGCGGAGGAGGCGGCTTAGTAGGCATGCTTCTGACTGCACTTAAGCCTGTTCTTGGAATAATTATTGGCGTTATAGCTACAGTGCTTCAAGCAGTGGCTCCACTGATCGTTCTACTGGTCAAGGTGCTAGTTCCAGTTCTAACCTTTATAGTTGACATCATCACCGCCTTGGTCAACGGAATAAACCTTGTCGTTGGCGGAATACTTTCTATCTTTGGAGTAAAAAACGACATGGGCTCTGTAGATTCAACTAGCAGTCCTGACCTGACCGACGTCACCGAGAAAAATAAAGTTGACTGGGCGCAAATAAACAAGGACCAAAAGGAAGCTGCCACTCGTCAAATGGAAGCCGCTAACCAACAGTTAGAGGCTGCCAAGGGAACTAAGGACAAGGGAGACGACAAACTAGCGGCAGCGTACGCAAACGCTGTAGAGATGCAAAACGTTCAGAAATCAAGCGCGTTTGAGCAACTAATTTACTACTTTGAAAAGTCTAAGAGCGAGACCGACCCGACCAAGGTTCGCGCACAGCAGGCTAACATGATTGCTATAGCTAAAAAGATTCCTTTTGCTACGGCAGACATAAAGCGACTTAGTGGAGCTAAAAACACCGAGGAAGCTGCCTTTGCGGCGTACAAGGCTGCACTGGCCAACTTTAAGAAAAACTCCACCGATGAAAACGCAAAAGTAGTCGCGCAAAAACGGCTTGTCACCCAAAACGCAAGATCCACCTATCAAGGACTTCGCAGTCAGCTTACCACTAAATACGCTAGATACTCTATAGACCCTGCTACCGGAAACATCATAGACAGAGACGCTGGCGGCGCGCCGGTTGACACTGCTTCGACTCCTACCACGTCTTCTTCTTCACCAACTGGTACAAAAACTAGCACTGCTAAGACCACGACCACGACCACCGCGGTTCCTACCGCTGGTTCTGTTGACTGGACCGCCATAAACGCCCAGTTGACGACGCAGAACGGCACGCTAGTAAGCATAAAGGAAAACATCGAGGGTGGAAATAGGCTTCTTAAAACTCTAGTCACTCTAGGCAAGGAAGACGCCATCAAGCAGACAACTCTAACCACGTTGTACGCTGCTGGATTTGGATTGACCCAGAGTGCATACCCGGTGATTACGATTGGCGGAAAGAGAATGGGAATTTCTGAAACAAATGCTCTATCCCAGAATGTCCTAGGACTTTCTTACCAGGCCGTTTTAGACAGAACTGATGAGTACGGACGCTAATGCCAACTAACCTACTGACTAATTCAAGTTTCGACGTCGACGCTGCGGGGTGGACGGCGCTAAACTCTACTATAGCCCGCGTAACTACTCCAGCTCCAAAGAGTGGCGCGGGCTGTCTAAGCGTGACCAAGCAGGCAGCAGCTAACACCGGCTTCGCGCTTACTAACAAGATAGCGCTTGCCTCGGCTCAAACTAACCCGGCCGACCCTACTCGAGTCTACGGCTTTACTGGAAATCTTTTGGTAAATCAGGTCGGGCACTCGTGCACGCTAAACATCTACATAAGATGGTACGATGCGTCTAACACTCTAGTTGTCTCAACCACGCGCTCAGTCATAAACATCTACGCTGGCAGAGGCTGGGTGCCATTTGCTATGTACGCGACTGCTCCTGTCACGGCAACACAGGCCACGGTTGAGATTTCACAAGCAGACGCTCCATCAAACGGAGACATCTTCTACGCTGACGAGCTAAGTTTCTTCGCGCTAACACAGAGTCAAAAGACCGAGATAGTTAACGAAGTAATCGCGCCGCTGCCAACGTCTATTCAAAACCGTCACCTTACTGGACCTCAGTTAAAGGCCGACATCTCCTTTGCAGGGCTTACTTTAAATACGATAGACGCGAGCAACGTAGTGTGGGTCTGCACTGACATGGTTGGCTGGTGGGGAATGTCAGACATCGAACTACCTGACATTCCGCGTGGTCTAGAAGACGGTTCCTTTGATTCGAATCCAAGAAGACTTGCTAGACAGATTAGCCTTACAGGCTCGTTCCTGCCACGTGACGCGAGCTACGTGGATGACGCTAAGTCTAACTTATTTAGGGCGATAAACGCAGCCCACGGTGGAGCCTGGCTCATAGTCGACGAGCAGCCGACCAAGGCTGCGTACGTAAGACTTGCCGCTAAGCCAGTTCTTACAAACATGACAGCTCGTGGAAAGCATAACTTCGAGATTCCACTTAGAGCTCCAGACCCTATAAAGTACAGCTGGAACTACGCCGATAAGCTTGGCTACGAGTCAGTCTCTAGCACAGCTCCAGCGACTGCTATTCCAATAAACAATCTTGGAAACATAGCCGTTGGCGCTGTCTTTACTATAACTGGTCCTGCGCCTATAGGCGCCTTCGTGACCTGCGTGTTTGACAACGACAGCGTGTCGACTACTGAAACAATTACCCTCGTCAAAGCGCTAACTGCGGGGCAAAACTTGGTTATAGATACCTATGCTAAGAGTATAACTCTAGATGGTGCTACCGCTGGAGCAAGAGCGTACGTGTCCACTACCTTTGACTGGATAAAGCTACGACCTGGACAGAATAGTCTGCAGCTAACTAGCTCCGACAGCGGCGCTAGACTTGCGATTAAGTATCGCTCTGGCTGGACCGGATAAAATATAACTTGACCATGAAAGACGATTAGACGGAGATTTACATGAGCGTTGACACTCCAAAGTATCGATACCTTGTCGCCAATTTTATTACTGGTGAAGTTCTATTAGAGCTACAACTAACAAACGTATCGTTTGGTAGAAACCTAAAGTCTCCAGGACCGTTTTCTGGAACCATTCCAGTTCTGCCTGGAACAAACGTATCTGAGCTGTATAACGCGACTATGCCTGGTAAGACAGCGCTATACGTATTGCGAAATAACGCCGTTGTGTGGGGAGGGTTGCTTTGGACTCGAGAGTACAACATCTTTGAAAGAATAATTTCTCTAACTGGTTTGGAGTTTCCTAGCTATCTAAACCGAAGACTTATCTGGAAAACCTACTCATTTAGCTATAATTCAAGAGTGATTAGAGACTACACAGACGCCAGCGGAAAGGCACGCGTAGTTGTTGACAAAAACGACTCGCATGGTTTCATGCCTGGTGACTCAATAAATCTGCAGTACGACGGTGCGGCTATCTACTACAAGTACGACAATTTTAAGCTAAAGGTCTTAGCGGACCCTGTGCCAGTGAACGACGTAATTTATGAGTCACAGGTTGTCGTGCCAAACGTTACGTCAACTAAGTACTCATACAACAAGGGGTATAAAAAGGTAGTTGCAGAGATAGTCCTAAACGACGACCCGACTCTTCTTGCCAATCAGTGGTTCACAGTTTCTAATGTCTCTGAGTTCTACAATGGCAGCTACAGATGTATAGCCAGTCCGGGAGACGGAGATGACGTACCATACTCGGTAATCTACGACATCGGGAAAAAAGACACTAAGATAGCCATAAATAAGATAGTCACCTCTAAAACCAGCGTGGCAGCTGACAGAACTGTGACGTTCTTTTTAGATACTAAGCACGTTCACTTCTTTACAACTGGCACAGCCGTAAACATAACTGGCTTCGCTGGAAGCTGCATCGCTGGAACTGCAAGTGAACTAAATCTGTACAACGGAGTCTACGTGGTCACAAGCGTGGACTACGTGGGAAACAAGTTTACCGCTAAGGCTCCGACCGGCGCGGTGAACAACAAGACCTATACTAAATACAAGGTAGTAAATGGCAAGACGGTGACCAATCTTGCAGCCTCTAGCTCCTTTGGCGAGGTAGACATAGTCAAGCCAACAAGCAAAACGTTTACAACAGTCGTGGTGAGCCAGAGCGGCGGATTTGACAACTACGTGCTTACTCTAAACAACGTTACCGACCTCTACGTAGGGCAGTACGTGCAGCTCGCGGGAGTGCTGAACCAAGTTCCGCTCGGAGGAACTGGAACCTTTGACCTTGGAGACCTAAACGAGCAAGGGCTAATCGGCGACGCAGACGTGCTTCCGATAATCACAAACGTAGACTCCGTAAATAGCAAGGTCACGGTAAAGAACCAAGGTCTGTCGTACTCTCCTACGTTAGGAACGTACAGCGGCGCTAACGTGACGGGGTCAGAGCTGACGCCATACATTCTAAGACCTACGTTAGTCGACCTAAACGTGCCAAAGAACGCTATCTCGTCTTTAGTCACTACGGCTACAACCTTCTGGGTGCAGTCAAGATACAAGATAACTGCGTGCAAGATCGACAAGACTGGAACTGTAACTGCTACGCTAGATACTGCAAATCACAGTCTTATTCAGGGAGCAGGCTTTTACGTCTACGGGCTAACAGGTAGCACCACGACTCAAAAGAACTACGCCGGCTACGTAAATAACAACGGATGGGATAGCACCGACTCCGTAAAGGCCGTAGGATACACGGTCCTGGACATAGGAAAAAATTCTCAAAAGAACGTCATAAAGTTCAAGGTTGCCGGAGACCAGAACGATAAAATAACCACCGCCGTCGCGCTGCCTGCTCAAACGACTGCGTATCTAGAGGTCTTTCCAAACACGGTGCAAACAAGTAAGTTCTGGGGTTCACCAGATGGCTCGCTTAGCGCTACCGTTTTGGTTGGCGTAAATAGCTACGAGTACGTAAGAGAGTTGCTGCGCAACGTGCTCGAGGACTTTCAGTCTTATCGCTTTGCGAACAACCAGATTGAGCCTGGAGTCACTCTGACCCAGACCGGCATCGTTGGCTATGATACCACTACTGCAAGCGGAGGTCGCGTAAAGGTTGTGCTCACCTTAGACGCTCCAAGTAAGCTTATAGTTGGAGAAAAGTTTAGAGTACTCAACGTTGGAACTGCGGAAGGTAATTTAGTTAGCGGGTTCTACACGGTGTCAGAGGTAAGCAACGATCTAGAGACCGAGGTATACACGGTATCCTACTACGTAGCCGCAAGCGAGGTTAGCTCGCCAGATGCGACGTACGAACTGGCTGAGACGCGCTTGTTCCCTAGGTACAAGAAAATCTCTTGGGATGGAAAACTAAAAAAGACACAGTGCACTATACGAGTGTATAACCCAGACGCCGTGACTGACCTAATCTCAGACCTCTACACCAACATTTCTCTGAACATTGGAGACTACATAACCGCTAAAAGTATAGACCTGCCTAACAGTGGCTCTCTCCTATACGACACAAACGCGGCAAAGATAACACGCCTAGTCTGGAAGAATAGTGGCGCAATTTCTAGCAAGTACGTAGAAGTGACCTATAACTCGCCAGCTCAAAGCGTGAAAGGAAAGCAGCCAGAGGGCGTGCAGGCTGAAACAAGTAAGAGCATTCAATTTGACTACCTAAAATACGCAGTCAGCGGTGGAGTTGCGACCGTGACGTTGTACGTTCCTGGAAACTATAACCTGACCGACAACACCATAGGACTTAGAGAAGGTGACGTAGTTAACCTGAGTGTCACGACTGAAAAGGGCAAGACAAACTCTAACTCAGCGTATGACACCACTAAAAAGAAACGCGCTATAGTTATTTCAACAACTGATTCGATGAGAAGTAAGTCAGTGGACAATCCAGACAAAAAGAGCACTGACAAAAAAATTACAAGAACCGAGGTAGTGCTACAGTACGAAGAAGTTCTTGCCACTAGACAGTCTACTAAGAACGCCTTTATAAAGCAAAGTGGAAAGATTACGTTCTACCTAAAGCGAATCGACGACTACGCCAAGGTTTCCGCGGGGCACGTCGCTCAACTCATAAAGCCATACGCGATTAGGTCCAAGTCATTTGGAGAATTCCCTAACTCAGCGGACATGGGCGGACTAAACTTTTCAATTGAAAAACAGATACAGAGCGTCGCGCTATCGAGTGACGGTATCGCTACGATAACGACAGCAACTCCTCATAATTTCAACAGAGCATCAGTAGTCAACAACATTACGGGTATAGAGCAGTCTGGCACGACTACAACTATCTACTTTGACAGACGCCACAACATCTCTCCTACCGACACTGTAAAGATTTCTAACCTACAAATTCCTCTAAACCCGACTATACAAAATGAATACAACGCAACGTACATAGTCACCGAGGTAAATGGAACTGCAAACTACGACGCCGGTCCATGGTTTGTAAAGTTTATACATGGAACAAGCAGAACTCTTTCACAGAGAACCGCGAGTGGTATCTTGTATAGCGGAAGCTCGCAGATAATTGTACGAATAATCTCTAGTGATAAGACTTTGTCTATTTTTAATGGAGACTACATAATCTATAGCGAGCCGACCTCGACAAGTTTCACCTACCAACTTTCTAGAAGATGCGCGGTGCTACAGAATACTGAGATTATTAGCGTTGCTGGAAACGTGTCCAGGTTGAGATTTACTACTGACGCGACATATAACTACGCAGTCGGGCAAAACGTCAAATTGACTGGTGCGTCTGGAAGTCCATACAATGCGATAAATGGAGTCTCTCTTGAGGTGAAGGCTGTTGATACCTCTAGAAACACCTTTGACGTAGACTTTAATAACGCGACTATCGCGGCCTTCGGCGAAAGCTCGGTACTTGACTTTGGCAGCAACGTTTTTGTGAGCTACCCGCAAATGACTACTACAAACATTAGTGCTGTCACGACTACGCTTGCGACTGCCACTCTAGATGGAGGAATAGTTTCTGGCACGGACTTTATCAAAGGCTCAGACTATCAAAACGTGGCTAAGCACCTTGACACATACTCAAATTCAATAAATGGATTTGAATACCGAATAGACGCGAACTACAACGCGACTACTAATAAGTTTGAAAAAACGTTTGTGTTTATTCCAATAAACTTCTACGACCCAAAGCCGGGCGAGGTCTCTGACCCAAGCAGATTTGGCGCCGACCAGCTGCAGTTTGAGTACCCTGGAAACATAATCAACGTCTCTCTTGCGGAATCTGCTGAGGAAGGCAACACGAGGTTCTTCGTCGTTGGCGACACGCAGACAGGCGACGCAGAAACAAACCCGTACAGCTCAGCGGCTTCTTCGACTGACCTTCTTGGAGCCGGGTGGCCGCTGCTAGAGGGAACTGAAAAGGCGGAATGGCCTATCCTTGCCAACGCCTTCACCGGTAAAACTCCAGGCAACGTTGACCGCTGGAGTAATAACGATATAGAGGCTGACCTATACAAAACAGCTAGGCGCTATCTAACTCAAAGTAGACCACCAACTGGGCAATTCAGCGTCGTGGTAAACGGAAACTTTGAGCCGCAGGTTGGTACCTACGCTCCAGGAGACTGGTGCCAGGTTAACATCGACAATCCATTCCTAAAACAAAGACTGCAGAGCGGGCTGGAGCCAAGAAACACTACCTTTGTTAGAAAGATAGATGGGTACACGGTAGAGGTGCCAAACTCTCCGGCTGAACCAGAGAGAGTCACTTTAAATCTAAAGACCGAGTGGATGGTCGACCGGTTCCCGGCGCAAATTGCAGCTGACGATGAATACATTCAGGGGTCTTACTAATGGGTAGTTATAACGAAGATAGAAAAAGAAACGTAGCTGCGTACATTCTTGACATGCAGAACAGGCTTTCACAGGTTGAAAGAAACAGGACCAGGACGACTGGACTTGCCGCCAACGCGGTGTCGGCGACAAACCTAACGGGAGAAGTTGTTTTATCTGACAACACCATAAGAAGCGCTAACTACGTCGAGGGATACTCCGGCTGGAGTATCGACGGAGATGGAAACTCTGAGTTTGCAAACGTGTTTGTTCGTGGAAACATCAACGCAAACTCTGGAACAATTGGAAACTGGACCATCAGCAATGAGATAGTCACGCGTAGATTTAATAAAAAGGTAGCCACTATAACCGCGGTCACCTGGAGCGATGGAGTTATCAAGTTCACCGCTGCCAATACATTCAACGCCGGCGAGTACGTCACGATAAGCGGTATAGACCCAGATGACTATAACTTTTACGACATCGAAATCGATTCAGCTACGTCGACCTACTTTACTGTGCTTAGTGACGCCGCAGCAGACTACGTTAGTGGCGGAACTGCTGAGTTGGTATACGCTGGAACATACGTAGAAAACCTAGACATTGGACTTGATGACGAGACTACGTCGAGTGGAAGCTACGTTGGGCTCTACACGTCGCCAAATCTAAGAACCGCTGGTCTCTATTTGCGAGACTACTCAAAGAGAGAATTTGACTACGGCTACTTCTCAAACGCGGGTGTCTCCTATGTCTCAGCTGAGGACATTAACTTATTAGAAAATCCGACCTTTGAATACAAGGATTCTCTAAACGCGATAAACTACAGCGCGGCCTCCTGGACCGCTGGAACCGGACTAACTCTTTTGGCAGGTGGAAAGGACTTTACCGCTGGAACTCCGCTGTATGCAGCCTCGCCAAAATACGGAGCACAGGTCACGTGGACGACTGCAGTTTCAACGTACTTTACTGGAAAACTTCACTACACGGCTGGCAAGTCCTATGCCGTGTTTAAGAATAGAAGAAACCTGTACCTCGGACTAAAAGTCTTCCCGCTATACACTCCGGTCGAAAAAACCGTCACCGCGGTTGAAGGAGTACGAGTAAGTGGAACTGTCACCGGCGCAACTTCAACAGCGACAACGGTGACCTATACTGGAACAAGCCTACAGTTCGAGCTTGGCCAAAGGTTGACCGTCACAGGTTTTGGAAACGCAAGATGCAACGTCTCTAATGCAATAGTCTCGGCAAAGAGTGGAACTACCTCGGTGACGGTGCTATCAAATGGCGATAGCGGCATTACTTCTACCGCGTCTACCGCGGACAACGCAGTCACTGGACTTCTTAAGATTACCGCTGCCTCGCATGGATTTACTGCGGGGCAGGTAGTGTTCCTTGACTTTGATGCTGGGTACCTTGAGCCAGAGTTCGGTGAAGTAGTCAATATGTATTCCCCGCACACCATAGCCAATGGAACGAGTGGCTACACCTTCGTGGTAAGCACCTTTGGATTAGCCGCTGGGTCTTTCCACGTACCTGCTGATTTTTCTGACATAGAGGTCTCGGCCATGAGCGTAATTCCACATGGCTCTAGAGCGACTAAGGCGTTTAGCGTTTACGAGGCAGCCTTTGACCTATCTAGCATTCGTCTAAGGTACGACAATGGCAGCACTACGAATCTTTCTAGCGTACTTGCAGCCACGACGGCGGCCGAGTGGAGCGCCGGGACAAACAAGTATCTAATCAGCAACGCCAATTCATACATGCTCGGTAGACTTGACACCGCGGTAAAGATTCCGCCGATGACGCAAGCCAACGAGATAGTTATAAGTGGAGAGAAAGTCGAGGCAGCTTACCTGGCTGCCGACCCTACTGCCTATGGCTTAGACAAGGATATATTTATAGACCTTCCTGGCTGGCTCTATCCGCACGATGGAAACGGCGTTGTGTCGAATACGCCTACTAAGATTGCAAGCATTGGATACATACTTGACGAAGTCTATTTCTCTTCATCTAACTCGTTCTTCTACGGAAGCGGCGGAGGCTCGTACCGCTGGTACGCGACTACTGACACGACTCCCAGCTACGACCCGGCACAGGCCTCGGTTGAGGGAACGAAGACCTGGCTAAACATCGACCTAGGCAACCAGTCAGCGTCGCTCGACTACTTTGACTACATCAAGTTTAAGCCACAGGTGTTCACCAAGGCTCTCAAGGAAAGACCTTCGATTGGCGTCTTTGACGCAGTCGTTCCATACATTAAAACAAACGACCCGGCTCCAGAGATTACCACTGTTAGCTCTGGACAGTACGAGTACATTATTGCAAGTGATTACAGAAACGTAAGCTCTCATCTAAAAACGACTACCGGAGAGCGGTCTTCTGCGTTTGAGATTTCTGCACTGTATCGGGACATCTCGGCGAGCTCTGGAAGTGAGACTGGTCGCAAGGGAGCGCTTGTCGGCGGAGTCTACGACGGCCTATCTAACTCGACAACCTTGTACCTATCTAGCGACTCTCTGCAGTGGAGTTCTAACTACATAAGTCCAACTAATCCAAACTACGCGCAAGTGAGATTTGCTGACAAGGCGTACTTTAACATTCCGGTGCGAATAGCAAGCAACATGTCTCTCAGTGGAACCTTCTATGGTGCTGGAAGCATCGTCACCTCAAGTGGAAACATTAGAACCACCTCTGGCAACGTCTACACTACAAGCGGAAACATCTACACCACAAGCGGCAACATTTACTCTACGTCTGGAAACATCTACACCACGAGCGGCAGCATCACCGCAAGCACGTCACTGAACGGACAAACTCTAAGACTTAGCTCGACTGACAACATCTCGCTAGGAAGCAACACTCACGCATTCCAAATCGGCGATAGCACTTCAACTAACCTTCGTTTAGACACCAACGAGGTGCAGGCGCAGGGATACACGTCTCCTAACCGGACTACAGCTGACCTATACTTAAATAAGCTTGGTGGAGACGTTTTCATTGGAAACACTGGAACAAGCAACCTAACCGCAAATGGAACTATCACTAGCGGTGGAATAGTCTACAGCGGTTCTAACTTATACACCAACGGCATAACTACAACCACGTCGTGGTTCTCAAACGCCACAGACTTTACGGCTTTGGTTAACGGCGTAATTCACTCAAGTAACACTGGTGGAGAAGCTCTGCGTCTGTCTAGAAAGAGCAGCACCGGCGCTGTAGTTAACTTCTACTACGGTAGCGCGACCGTAGCGGGTCACATCGACGTTACCGGCACGTCGTCGGTTAGCTACATCACTAGCTCTGACTATCGACTAAAAGAAAATGTAGTCGCAATCAGAGACGCGGCGTCTAGACTTAAGAATCTAAATCCTGTGCGCTTTAACTTCAAGGATGAACCTGGACGAACCGTTGACGGTTTTCTTGCACATGAAGTTGCTGCGTACGTTCCGGAGGCGATTAGCGGTGAAAAGGACGCTGTAGACGAAGATGGAAACCCTATTTACCAAGGTATCGATCAATCTAAGATGGTTCCACTACTAACCGCGGCTTTGCAGGAGGCTATCGCAAGAATCGAAGTTTTGGAAGGAAGAGCATAATGTACATGATTCTAAAGGTGTTGAACGATGAAGTTGAGGAATTTGCGGTGTATGACCGAATCTCAAGAACCGAGGTGGCTAGGTACGCGACTTATGGCGAGGCACTAGAAGACCTCTTATCAAGATAACTAAGACTAAACCATATAGGATAGATAGGTAATACCCCACAGGACAAGGATAAGGAAAAGACAAGATGGCTCAAGACAACCAAGCCGACCAAGGCGAATTTTTAGGTAACGTTCTAGTGCTAACTAGAAATCAACTAGCGTCTGCTATGAACGCATGCACTGAACTAGAGGCTGCATTGACTATAGAAAGAAAGCGCAATGAAGAGCTAGCTGCTCGAGTCGCTGAACTAGAGTCTCAGACTAAGGCAGCTACGGATAAATAATGATTAACGTAAAAGATGGCGCCAGAACTCTTCAATTTGATGGAGAGCTTTTAGGTACGTCTTCTTCATACAGGAGAGGCTCTGTCCGCTGGATTGAGTTTGAGCTGTATAGAACCAAGAGCGGTTCGTATGTTTTGTCTCGTGTTGGAGTTTCACTGGTCTTCCATGGAGCGGCGTGTCCTCTAGTAAAGAGATACAGTCTTACTGAGGCGCCGGTTGAAGACCTAACTGAACGCTCTCTTCCTTGCGAGCAGTGCAACCCTACTGATGACGTAGATTTAGTGTTCCCCGAAAAGAGTAGAAGCTGGGCGCAGGTTAGCGAAGAGCCGCAGGCTGTTCTAGACGCGCTTTACAAGTACGATGACGGTGGAGCAAGGTACCTAACAAACGTGGCGCAAAGGCTATTAGAAGATTCAGCCGAAAAAGACTCCAAAATAGATGAAGTCTACAGGATAGAACTTATCCCATAGCCTGTTATAATTGAACAAAGACGCAAAGGACAAAAGATGTTTATAGTAATCGAAGGCACAGACGCCTCAGGTAAGAGTTCACTTACTCAGGCTGTCGAAGAAGAAATCGCAAGCAGGCTCCAATCAAGGCTGCCTATCAACTCATTCCATAAGGGTAAACCTGAGGAAGAGACTCGTCGTTGGGTTTTGCGTGATTACGTTCTGTCAATAGAAGATAAGTCATTCGTAGACAAGGCGACACTCGCTGACCGCTGGCACTGGGGAGAAATAACCTACGCTCCGCTAAAACGTCCACACACTAACAAGGACGGATACGGCCTTCTTGGAGAGGCTGGGTGGCGCTGGGTGGAACTTTTTATGGCTTCCCGTGGTATCCAACAGTTCTGGCTTTACCAGCCTCTAAGTGTCATAGAGGGCCGTCTAAAGGCGCGTGGTGATGACTATGTCTTGCCTGATGAGCTACCTTTTATTCTAGAACAATACGGCAAGGCAGCCGAGCAAATCATTGGCCTAAAGAAACTTCAACCTGCTCCAGACAGCCTAGATGAGATTCCAAATCTCGCTAAGGAAATTGTTGACCTAGCGCTTGTCAAGGCTGAGTCCGTTAGAGCTCTAAGAGACTTTGGTCCGTACATCGGAGTTCCTAAGCCTAAGGTTCTGCTAGTCGGCGATAGGCACAATGCCACTAAGCGCTATGGGCACGAGACTAACCTTCCATTTATGCCTGTTGATGGGAACTCAGGCGAGTATCTTCTCACTGCTCTTCCGGCAGATGAGTGGAAGAACATCGGACTTATAAACATAAACGACCATCCGGAGATGTTCCGTTCTCTTTGGGAAGCGCTAGGCTGTCCGCCGATAGTAGCGCTTGGTCGCCTGGCCGAGCGAGGCCTAGTTAAACAAGGATTCATAGATTCTCAATACAACGTTGCTCCGCATCCGCAGCGGGTGCGCAGATTTGCAAACTCTAGAAAACAAGAATACGGCGAGGCGATACTTAGATTAGCCGACACTACAGATAAGGAAGACAAATGGATACTGCGATAATCAACATCAAAGACGGAGTCAATGGCTACGTTGACCTAGTGCAACATGTTTTAAAACACGGTAAGGAAGTGGCTCCACGTGGGCAGAAGACCAGAGAAATTGAAGACGCCATCATTAGAATCGATGATGTCTACAACACTTTGCCTTTAGGAATCAACCGTGGAACCGTTCCTGGAATCGGTGCTGTAGAGGCTTGTCAGCTACTTGGAGGAAGCAGCATCCCGGAGCTAGTGATAGCCGTTGGTCCACAGTTCAAAAACTTTGCCGAGGATAACGGAATCTTTCACGGTGCGTATGGACTTAGAACCAATGGGCAATACGACGTTATTATCGAAAGACTCAAGGCAGACCCTGATACTCGCCAGGCCGTAGTCACAATCTGGAATCCAGAGTACGACCTGCAGCCAAGCAAGAGAGACTATCCTTGCACGGTTTTACATCAATTTAGAATTCGTGACAATAAACTAAACATGAGCGTCTACATGCGTTCCAATGACGTTTGGCTTGGTGCCGCCTACGACTTCTTCCAGTTTACCCGTGTTCAGTTGGCTATTGCTTCAGTGCTAGGAATCGAACCTGGAACTTATAACCACCACGTCGGCTCGCTTCACATCTATGAGCAGCACTACGAGGCTGCAGACAGTCTCAAGTATAGTGATAAGATTATTGATGTGCCGTTTATAACTGGAGCAACATGGGCAGAGGTTAGCGACTCAGCAAATGACGCTTTGTTTGCCGCCATGGATGTTAAGCCACTAGATAGCATAAGCCAAGACGCACGCTGGTACGCCGAGGCAATGAAAAACGCAATCAAGCGCAACGCTGAGAAGAGTGAGTAAATGCCAGAAGACGGCGAGCAGTACATAGACCTAGGCATTAGCCACCTACGTATTGTCGCCGTTCAACTTCACGTGGTCTACAAAGAACTACGCGAGGCCGGATTCGATAAAAGTGAAAGCTTATATCTAATCTCGCAGCTGCTTGTTGTGTCTACTCCTGAAGTAGACAGTGGACCTTATAGATACGACAACTACAACGACAATGAGAGAGACGATGACGATGATGGTGCAGGAGCCTAGGCCGTCCTGGGACGAAGTTTGGATGGACGTTGCTAGAACTATTAGCAAACGTTCAAGATGCTCTAGAGCGCACGTAGGCGCAGTAGTAGTTTCGGCTGAACAGCGAATAAGCGCGACTGGCTACAACGGCCCGGCTGCGAATCTAAAAGTACAAGGCGACTGCATAAATTGGTGCGACAGAGCTAAGGGTCTTACTCCACTTGACAATACCTATGATTCTTGTCCGTCTATTCATGCTGAGGCCAACGCTCTTTTATACGTAGACCGCTCGAGAATTGAAGGCGGAACTATCTACGTTACTGGTGCTCCGTGTATGCAGTGCGCCAAACTTATCAGCAACTCTGGACTGCGTAGAGTCGTCTCCATTGTTAGGCAGATAGATGTGCACAGAAAGCCAGAACGCGTGATAGACTATTTACGTAGCTGCGGAATAGAAGTATCTACCATTGAGGAGTGACAAATGACACGTGGATTAGAAGAAGTAAAGTTAGACCTAGTTGATAGCGTTGAAAAGGCAGGACAGTTTCTAACCTGGCTTGGAGAACGCAGGCCACACAACGCTATAGCCATTGACACTGAAACAGGAGAGCTTCCTGGTCGCCCGCGCTCAGATGCGCTTTCTCCTTGGCACGGCAGACTTCGTTTAGTGCAGGTTGGGGATGCGATGCACGGCTGGGCGATTCCTTGGGACGAATGGGCTGGAGTCTTCTACCAAGCAATGAACAAATACGATGGTCAAATCGTGTGTCACAACATCGCCTTTGAAGCTAAGTTCTTTGAGATTCAGTCTAAGTGGAGTATGCCTTGGCAAAAGGCGCACGACACTATGATTATGGCTCAAATTATCGACCCGCTTGGCTCTGGCGCTTTGAAGAGGCTGACATCACAATACGTTGACAGCAGGGCGGCTGCTTTGCAGTCTAACTTAGATAACGCTTTGATAGACAACGGTTGGACCTGGGGAACTGTACCTACAAACTTTGAACCGTATTGGGCCTATGGCGCACTGGACACTGTGCTCACGATGAGACTGTGGGAAAAGTTCTGGGAGAAATGCGGACCTGATGGACCTTATAGCAGATCGTACGAGCTTGAGATGGCTGCAAGAAAAATAGTCACTCGCATGGAACTCAACGGAGCGCGCATCGATTTAGATTATTCGCGTAAGAAATACGAAGAACTTAACAGCTATACTGAGCAAGTGAAGGCTTGGGCAAGAGACACGTACAATGGAGTTTCTATTACCAGCAACATTCAACTAGTTAGGTTGTTTGAAAGCATGGGAGCTGAGTTCACTGAGTTTACTGCGACTGGCCAGAAATCTGCTACTAAGGACCAACTAAGACTTCTAGTGCGAGACGGCTCCCCAGAAGTACAGAATTTAGCTCAAACAGTTTTGGCTCAACGTAAGGCAGATAAACTAGCCAACACCTACTTCCTAAACTTTATAAATGACAACATTAACGGATTCGTTCACCCGTCTGTAAAGACTCTTGGTGCGCGTACTGGTCGCATGTCTATCACTAATCCTGCACTGCAGACTCTACCTAAGGGCGATGACACTGTTCGCCGTGCATTTATTCCTAAGGACGAAGACCACGTAATCGTGACCTCTGACCTTGACCAAGTCGAGTTTCGTATGTTTGCGTCGATGTCCAAGGACCCTAACCTAATCAGCCTGTTCAACCTTGCTGACGCAACTGGTTCGGACCCGTTTACTGAGATTGGCCGTGAGATTTATGCTGACCCGTCTATGCAACGTTCAGATAAGAGACGTAATCTAATCAAAGGCGTAATCTACGGTCGTCTTTATGGAGCCGGAGTTGAGAAGCAGGCAATCACTGCTGGTGTTGCAAAAACACAGATGCAGGCTGTGTCAGACGCCTTTGACACTAGGTTCCCAGGCATGTCCGTCTTTCAAAAGCAAATCGATGACCTTGGCATGCGCAGACTGCGAGCTGAAGGTCAAGGATACGTTCACACTTGGACTGGAAAACGTCTTCCTTGTGATGACGACCGCACCTATACCTTAGTGAACTATCTGATTCAAGGTGGAGCTGCTGAGGTATTTAAGAACAACTTAGTAAAGTTAGACCAAGCAGATTTGACAGATTTGCTTATCGTGCCGGTGCACGATGAAATCGTACTAAACGCACCAAGAAAAGATGTCAAAGAGATTATGCAGACTGTAAAGGAGTGTATGACTACGACAGAGGGATGGGCAGTTCCGCTCACCTCGGGAATCGATGGACCACTTGAAACGTGGGGAGATAAATACTAATGACAAAAATGATTTTAGCAGTAGACCCTGGCAAGGCGACAGGAATGGCGCTATTTACCTTTGAGGTTGGCAGTGAGCCAGAACTAGTCTGGTCTATAGAGGTTCAACAGCACGAGTACGCTGAGCCTATTCGAAACACGCTGCTTCTTGCAGACTACTCGGGTGTCTCTCTTGAGATAGTCTGCGAAAGATTTACGATAAACGCGCAGACAGTAAAGAACACTCAGGCGCCATACTCACTTGAGCAGATTGGAATTCTAAAGCAATGCATGATGGACAAGTTGATTGACCCGGACTCAATTGTGTTCCAGTCTCCAGCTGACGCTAAGAGAATGTTTACCAACGAGGCACTCAAGAAACTTGAGTATTGGCACAAGGGTGGAGAGGGTCACGCTCTAGATGCGATTAGACACGGGCTTCTTCGGCTAGTAAAAACTGGTTGGAAGCCTCTTAGACTGCTCCAATAAAAACAAGAAATAATACCACATACTAATAGAAAACACAGACAAACTGTAAAAATCGTGTTAGTATGTTTTTAGTGACGAAAGGAATACACAGTGCCAGTATACGCTGAAATTGACCCAAATGGTAAGCACGTAGTGCTAACCGCTGACTGGAGATTCAAGGAGCTCTGCAAGAGCGTTCCAGGCGCAAGCTACAATGGCAAGGAACAAGTATGGAGAGTTCCTGTTTCTTGGGGAACATGCTTGGCCTTGCGTTCAACATTTAGAGATGAACTAATAATCGGCGAAAATCTTTCCACCTGGGCAAACAACGAATTAGCTACACGAATCAATCCTGCCAATGAGCTAAGAGACCTAGAGGTGCTGCCTGAAGGAGAAGGCGACCAAGACCTTTTCCCGCATCAACGTGCAGGAGTTAAGTTTTTGGCCACAGCTCGCAGAGCTCTTCTTGCGGATGAGCCAGGTCTAGGAAAAACCGCTCAGGCTATCCGAGCTATCAAGGAGCTACAGGATAGAGGTGAACAGGTGTTTCCTGCGCTTGTCGTTTGCCCGAACACGCTAAAGAAAAACTGGAAGCGCGAGTTTGAGAGATGGTGGCCTGGAGTCAACGTAGAAGTAATCAAGGGTTCGGCAACACAAAGGCGAAATCAGTTTGAAGCAGAGAACGTTGATGTCTATGTTATCAACTGGGAGTCTCTGCGCACTCATTCTCGCTTATCGGGATACGGTTCAATTGCACTTGCTCGTTGCATCGAGTGCGGAGGCCACGATGAAAAGGTCACGGCCAATCGTTGTGAGGTTCACCTACGAGAATTAAACAAAATCGACTTCAAGGCTGTGGTGGCCGATGAGATTCACAGGTCAAAGGAGCCTAAGTCTAAACAGACTAGAGCTCTGTGGGCCGCAACGGGAAACGCAGACATTAGATTTGCACTTACTGGAACACCTATAGCTAATAACGTGCTAGACCTATGGGCGATTCTTCACTGGATAGCTCCAGAGGAGTGGCCAAGTAAGAGTCGCTGGATTGACCGCATGATTGACATAATGCTAAACGCGTTTGGTGGAATGATGGTTCTTGGTGTAAAGCCTCTAATGGAGCCAGAGTTCCATGCGTCTATAAATCCTAGAATGCGTCGAATGCTAAAGGCTCGCGTGCTTCCATGGCTGCCTGAAATGATGTTCGAGAGACGTGATGTCGAGATGTCTACTAAGCAGAAGAAAGCTTACGAGCAGATGCGCGACAACATGATTGCAGAACTTGAAAACGGAGAGGCTATCACGGCTCCTAGCGCGCTGACTCAAACTACGCGTCTATTACAGTTCGCTAGTTCATACGCAGAGAACACATTTGACGAGGTCTCAGGTGAAACTAGAACTGTGTTGACAGCTCCGTCTGCCAAGGTTGATGCTCTAATGGAAGACATTAGCAATGGAGACTTTGGAGATGACTCTGTCGCAGTGTGCGCGGTGTCTAGACAGCTAATTGAAATTCTTAGCGCTGAGCTAACAAGCGCTGGAATAGCCCATGGACTAATTACAGGTGCTCAAAATGAAGATGAACGTCAGAAGTCAATTGACGACTTCCAGTCCGGTAAAACTAAATGGATTCTGTTTACAGCTCAGGCTGGAGGTGTCGGTGTGACCTTGACTGCAGCTCGCAGACTAGTTATGCTCCAGAGACCTTGGTCTCTAGTCGACCACAAGCAGGCTCTAGATCGAATCCATAGAATTGGTTCCGAAATACACGATTCAGTAGTTATAATGGACTATATAACTGAAAACACGATTGAGGAACGAGTACTTCAAGTCTTAGAAACTAAGGCTGATAACTTCGAGCAAATCGTGAAGGATAAAGACAAATTACTAGCGATGCTCAAGGACGACAAGGAAAGCAAATAATGACAACAGTAGAACCAATCAAAATCTCTAACTCTGAGATTCAAACATTCAAGGATTGCCGTCGCAAGTGGTGGTTAGCTTATTACCGTAGACTGCAACCAAAAAACAAAAACAAGACGGGCGCACTTGCACTTGGTTCTCGTATTCACGAAGCACTTGACATGTACTATTCAACTGGTCAGGATTTGCTCGAGGCTCACGCAGAACTTCTAAACAAAGACCGTGAACTGTATAAAGCGGAATGGCGCGACCTAAGTGAGCTTGAGTCTGAAGGCGAACTTGGCCGCATCATGCTTGAAGGCTACCTGCAGTGGGTAGACGAAGAAGGCATCGACGCTGAGCTAGAAATGATTTCCACTGAGGAGATTATCTCAATGCCTTTGATGGAAGGCCGCGTAGAGCTACAAGGTAAACTAGACATGCGTGTTCGTCGCAAGGGCGACGGAGTGCGTATGTTTAGAGACTTTAAAACCGTTGGCGGTTCTTTCTCTGACTTTGCAAACCAGGCTCAAATGAACGAACAGATTCTTACCTACATGCTTCTTGAGTCAGCTCAGAACAAAGAAGGTGAACGTTCCGAAGGTGGAATCTTTACCATGCTAAAAAAGGTAAAGAGAACCGCGAACGCAAAGCCTCCGTTCTTTGAACAGATTGAAGTTCGCCACAACGTGTTTACTATGCGTTCGTTTTGGCAGAGACTGCACGGCACGCTTACCGACATGCTTCGAGTGCGCGATGCTTTAGATGAAGGTGCAAACCCGCAGTTTGTAGCTTACCCGACTCCATCTAGAGACTGCAAGTGGAAGTGCCAGTTCTATTCAGTGTGTCCGCTAATCGACGACGGCTCTGCGGCAGAGCAGGCAATCAGCGAGCTATTTGAAGAATCTAATCCGTACGCATACTATGGTCAGGAAGACCCAAAGGGTGATGCGTAATGAAGACTTTATTGCAATTCCGCAATGAGAAAACAACAACAACAAATGAAGGAAGGATGAGAGTATGTCAGACGTTCAACGTTCACTAACCATAATGGTTTATGGCGAGTCTAAGGTTGGTAAGTCAACCTTTGCTGTTACAGCACCATACCCACGTCTCATGCTTGACGTAGAAGGCGGACACCGTTTCTTGCCTATCAACGTAAAGTACTGGGACCCACTGCGCGAGGAGCCACCAGTTGCCGACGGCACTTGGGACACCTGCGTAGTACCAGTTCGTGATTACGATACTGTCCTAAAGGCTTATCAATGGCTACAGCTTGGTAAGCACCAGTTCAAATCACTTATCATCGACTCAGTATCTGAGTTGCAGGTTAAGTGTATGGACAACATCGCTGGAGTAAATCAGATGCAGATGCAGCAGTGGGGCGAACTACTTCGTCACATGGGTTCTCTGCTTCGCGATTTGCGTGACCTAACGATGCACCCTACCGCTCCGCTAGAAGCAGTAGTTCTAACCGCGATGGCAAGACCTAGCCAGGATGGACGCACGCGTCCTTACCTGCAAGGACAACTTGCAATCCAGGCTCCGTATTTTTACGATGTCCTTGGAGCAATCAACGTTGAAACCATCCAAAATCCTGACCCAACTCAACCTCCATACCGCGCTCGTCGCATGTATGTTGAAAGAACTGACAAATACGAAGCCGGCGAACGCGTCCAGGGCCGTCTTGGTCAAATCGTTGAGCAGCAGGACCTCGGAATCGAGCGTATGCTCGACATGATTTTCGGTCCAAAGACCGAGAGCAAGTCGGTCTAACCAATCCCGGTTAGTCGATAACTACAGAAAGATAAGGAATCTCATTATGAGTTCATTAAACTGGGGAGACCTAGTAAAGGACGCCGGAGAATCTTCCGGCGGTCAATACGAGCCGTTGCCAGACGGTGACTACGACCTGAAGGTAATCGAGGCTTCGGCCGCGGTTTCACAGTCAGGTAAAACCATGTTCAAAATCACTACTGAGGTTCAGGCAGGTGCGTTCGCTAAGCGTCGTATCTGGGACAACTTGGTAGTATCTCCAGACAGCCCAGCTGCTCTAGGCATCTTCTTTTCGAAGATGGCCGCGCTTGGTCTGCCTCGCGAGTACTTCATGGGAAACCCAAGCAACGCGACTATTGAAGCCGCTATTCTAAATCGTGCATTCCGCGCGCAAATTGGCTCACGTGTGTGGCAAGGCGCTAAGAAGAACGAGATTAAGAAGTACTACGTTGCTCCTGCGGCTGGCGTTGCTGCCGCTGTAGCTCCTGCTGCTCCAGCACCCGCTCCAGCACCCGCTGCTGCTCCAGCTCCAGCACCCGCTCCAGCGCCGGCCGCAGCTCCTGTAGCTGCTGCTGCTCCACCTGCATCGCCGTTCTAAACGGATAGTTGTTGTCCTGGGTTCTCTGATAGAGTGCCCAGGACGCAACTCTAACTTCAAGGACTACAATGAAAATTCTTATGACAGGCTATACAGCCTTGCAGATTGGTAATCCAGTCCGCAGTATTCAAAAAATCAACGTTCCAGCATCTATCGTGAAGGCGCTGCGTGACGCCGGACACGAGGTCGATTGGCGGAAGGTCACCGTTGGCGAAGACCTATCTATGTACGATGTTGCCTGGATAAACTTGGCGCCAATGAACTCGCTAAATGGACGCCATGGAGCGATGGGTACTCTGTACACTTTAGCTTCTGGTCTACCTTGCGTAGGCTTCTTCGATGACTGGCAGTTCAACGCTGTGTTCAACGGTGCACGCGCGCTAAAGCGTGACACGACTAAGATGCTTTATAAGCACCTGTTTGGTCCAGCAGACGCTCGTGGCACTGAGGCAGCTACGCATTTTAGCCGCAAGTCAGTAGACGAGGCTATAGCTCGTATTGAAGCTGTAGACCCGGCTCGAGCAAAGAAAATCTCCTTCGAGAGATACTACATGTTAGACAAAGACGCAGACGTCGAGCCTTACGAAAAAATGCTCATTGAGTCAGCTAGTCTTCTTCTAAATGATCGTTGGGCTGAAGGAATGGTTCCAGTGTGTCCAATGTATGGTTTTGGTGATCGTTCACTTGTGCGCAAGCGTATGCCAAAGGACATGGGCGCAATCGAGGCGCTAGACCCAAGCCCGACTATTTATGAGCTTCTAAATGAGGTTGCTCCGGCTGCACCTGAAACCAAAAAACGCGGCTGGGTACTTGGCGCGCTTATGCCACACGACACCTGGTTAGATAAGAAAACTATTTCCTGGCCTGTAGAAATCGTTGGTAGTCGCAAACTTGTTCGTGAACGCGGCGGTCAGCGCTTTGACACAGAGAAAGAAGTGCTAGAGTTCTATAACCAGCACTGGGGAATTATGTCTCCGCCTTACATGCACTCTGGCTCAGGCTGGTGGCGTAGTCGTTTTATGTACGCAGCCCGTGTTGGTTCTATCCTGTTGACTGAGAAGGGTGAAGCCAATGGGCTTGGCTCAGCTTACAACGTCACTCTCGCTCAGGTTGAGAAGATGTCAGACGAGGAGCTAAAGGCTACAGCAGACGCACAGGCCCAAGCGCTTCGCGCATTTATGCCAACCTATCAAAGCTTCGCTGAACACTGTGTAAGAATCGTAGAACGAGCTGTGAAAGAAGACAAGGGCCTAAAGCTAAATCCTGACGGCACTCGAGCATGAGCAAGATTTTGGTGACTGGAATGTCAGCACCACAGGCGTCTCAAAAGGCTAACTCTCGAGGTTTAAGTTTTACTAAAGTCGTAGTTGACGCGTTGTCTGAGCTTGGCCACGAGGTTCACTGGTCTCTGCCCTCGCTAGACTGGACTGAGGAAGACTTGTCTTTATTTGACTCGGTTGTAGTTGGAGTTTCTCCGCTAACGAGTCTAAGTGCTAACTACTCATACGGTGGTCTTCATGCTATTGGAGAACTAAAGGACAGTGACAAACTTACCCTACTAATCGATGCTCCACAGGTTGCTCAAATAGGTGCGGGTCTACGGGCAGTTAGAAGTAATCCTGATAGCCTCACTAAGGCATTCTATTCGAATAGGCCAGGGTATCAGCGGGTGACGGATTCGAGTGTCTCTAAAAGGCTTCTAGCCACCGCCGAGTGGTTGCTGGACGAGCAGTGGCCAACAACTATCTATCCCGAGTTGCCGTGGAAAGATTCCGACTCGACAGAGCAACTTCTTCCTAGTGGAGCTAAAGGTGCGTTAGTTGGAATCAACCGAGACATCGCTCTAATCGAAAAAGACCTACTTACTGCAAGAAGAGAGAAGTGGGTAGTCGACAGCTACACGACTCCATGGGCTAAGTCTACAGTAAAAACTATCTCACTCCCGACTGCTCCTATGAAGTGGCATAAGGGATGTGACGACGTCATGGTCCAAACTCAAATTGCTCGGTCAATTGGAGCACTAATAACTCCTTACAGACAAGACGGCACTTGGTGGAGCTACAGATACGCTCAAGCGCTGTCTGCCTACACACCAATAGCTACAGGCTGGCAAGAGAGCGGGAAACTGCACGACTCCTGGAGTTTCTTAGCGGCAACTATTGAAAGTGCAAGTCAGAATATACGTGATGGTATTTCTATAGAACAGCGTGAGTCCTACGTGGCGGCCATTCCAAGTATAATCGAAACCAATAAGAAACTTCAAGACACACTAAAAATTACAAAAAGAAAGGTAATACTATGAGCGATAACGTGCTTTTTAAAAAGTGGCTCGAGAAAACAAGAGAGCTTCAAAAAGAAGTTTACAAAATAGACTACGCCTCAATGGAAGGCGATAGCCCAGAAAACATCAATAACCTAGTTGAGTACATTCGCTGGAACATGCTTGCCATTGACGATGAGCTAGCAGAAATGCGCCAGGCAATCTCGTGGAAGCCGTGGCAGCATGACGAGCCATACGCAGACCGCGAGGAGCTAATCAAGGAAGCCGTAGACGTTCTGCACTTCGTGGCTAACATAATCGTAGCTGCTGGAGGAACTGACGAGGTACTAGATGAGTTCTACGTAGCTAAGATGGAAAAGAACCGTGCAAGACAGACCGCTGGATACAAGGTCAAGGCCGAGGGAATCAAGTGCGTAATGTGCTCGCGCGCGTTAGATGATGTGGCACCTAGCGAAAATCATCCAAATGTATGCGTAAAGTGTGATGAAGAAGATAGGAACAAGTAATGGGAAGCGTAGATTTTGAATGGGTAAGACAACAGTTTATTGAGTCTAAAACTAAAATCGTAGTTGGTCTAGCCGTAATGAAGCTACTTGAAACTTGGCAAGAGATTGACCTAACACCAGACCAGGCAAAAGAAGTCTTTGAAATCCTAGGTTCTTTAGCGCAAGGTCACGCCATAGCAGCGAGCAAACCTGATGAGGTCTGGGTTGGCGCTAGACGTGGAGACCTAAAGGTTGGAGACGAAGTTCGTGTCAAGCGTGACGCCTACTCTGGAGAGCTAGGTACTCTTCACAATGGGCGCCGAGGAAAAATTATAGCAATTAGAAGTGGTGACATCATCATAAGAACTCTTGACAACAAGAGTCCATCATTAGATGGAGTACACTACGCTCCTGACCAGTTAGAAAAGAGAATCGTCTAATGACAGAAGAATCTAAAAATGAACTTCCTAGAATTGAGGCTTTGCGTGAGGCTGCAAGAATTATCTCTGGTGATAGAGACGTGCAGTATGGAGCTCCAGAAGATAACCTAGGACGTATAGCTAAGCTGTGGTCGGTTTTATTTGAAAAAGAGATTACGGCTCAAGACGTGGCGATGGCGATGGTCGCACTAAAGATGGCTCGCTATGTGAACAAGGGAGACTTCCAGCCCGACACCTGGATTGACATCGCTGGATACGCTGGAATTGGCTATGAAGTTGGCAAACCTAAGAACGAGAGCAATCTATAAAATCTTTGCAAATGTGACTATTTTTCGTATTTATAGTTTATAATGGAATTATTACGAAAGGACAACCATGCAAACATTCGTTCCACTGACAACTAAGTTCTCTGACATAGCGCAGGTTCTAGACAACAAGCGACTAAACAAGCAGGCACTAGAAGGCTGGCAGATTCTTATGGTTCTGACCAGGCTAAACCCAGACGGCTCACAGCGCGTAGTCAAAGGCTGGGCGAACCATCCAGCAGTCAAGATGTGGGAAGGCCACGAAGTAGCTCTTCACGACTACATCCAGGAGATGGTTATCGAATGGAAAAAACGTGGCTTCAAGTCGACCATCGGAGACAAGGCTGCACAGACCATGCAGCACGCCAAGGCTAACGGTTTTGACATCGATACGTACACTCTCCCGTCTTGGATGGTTGACCATGAAGTTCATGAACTCGTTGCGGCTAGTCACCGGGTAGCTCTTCTAAACAAAAACTATCAGTGGTACACGCAGTTCGGTTGGCAGGAAGACGACGGAATCTATCCTGAAGTTTACACGTATGTTTGGCCTAATGTTGACGGCACGTACATCATAGGTGAACCAAGAGCCACTTTAGCCAACAAATAGAGGTCACCAGGCGGTCGTAGAGACACTTTCACGCCTGCGCCCAGGTACTAATACCCCCTAAAAATTCAAGAAACACCGGGGCTTTTACCCAAAACTTTTGCTCTAAACCCTGTAATATTTTTATAGGCGCTGGAATGGAAGCAATGAAAAGAGAATCTCGCATAGGTGAGTCTCTGTGGCAGGAGTGGACCGGAGACGGCTACGAATCTGCTAACGAAAATGCCGTCGTGTTCTTTACAGAGGAGCACGTCGACGTCGAAATTGACGTAGTGCAACGCGCACTTGCTTCCGCTTTACAGCGAGACGGCTCTGTCTCCTCTCTCGGACAGGGCTACAAGGCGATTGAAGACGCCATAATCACGCAAGGATACGCTGGACAGGTTGACGGAGAACCGGACCTAACTCTATGCGATGACCAGGGAGAAACCAGGTATGGAGACTGCGTTGAAAGCGTAGTTGCCGTCACCTGGGTAGAGGTGTAAGTTGACAAAAAATAACGACATGTCTTGGCAAAAAGACGGAGTCTGCGCTAGACCAGAAAACAAGGGTAAAGAGACGTTCTTCTTCTCAAGTAAGACGGACGAAAAATACCAGGCAAAGAACATGTGCTTCTCCTGCCCTGTAAGACGAGACTGTGTCAAGTTCGCTCTCGAGACAAAACAAATCTGGGGTATCTGGGGTGGAAAAGACGAAGGAGAAATCCGCAGGACTCTTTCTGTGTCCTGGAACGGTCAGGAATCAAGAAGACAGAGACCGCCTCAATGTCCTTATTGCAACGCAAGAACTAGTAAGTTGCAGACTATAGTGGCTGACGTTCCCGGCGGTGGGCGATGGACCACGATGAAACTTGTAAATTGCACTGAGTGTGACTTTACTTGGAGAAGTAGAACTAGTGCTAACGCTGTAGAGACTTATCACATTCAAAGAAGCGAAAAACTCGCAAAGAGCGAAGAAGAAAAGAAAGCTAAGAAGCCTAAAGCTTTACCGGAATAACTCGTACATATTCTCGCGGGTCAAAGTCTCCGCCAATAACCATCGTCAGTAGACCTGGCTTGGATTCTAAGCCCGCTCGGTCTCTAAACCACTCAGACCCGGGGTCAGTTGTTGGCGCCTGTACCCAGAAGCGATGGCCGATGTCCATACACTTGTAGTTGTGGAAGTGTCCTGACACCCAGACGTCTGCCATTCCAAGTGAAGTCTGTCCTGCCGCTTGAGCAGAGATGTACTTCAATGGGTCTCTTGCCTGATGTCCATGAAACAGACCAAGCATGCAGCCGTCTATGTCTACTGTTAGAGTTTGGTGACCTGACGATGGGTAGCGAAACTCAATGTGTTGCAGCGCTGGATTCTCTGCGCAGGCGTCTTGGACTGCCGCTGCAATCTCAACGTTCCAGCCGTCTGCCGGGTCAGCCGCAACTAGCCTAGTGGCTTCATCGTGATTGCCGTTTACAACGGGTATGACCATTCGTTCCGCTAGCGGAGCAAGAGCCTTGACCTGTGCCATAAGCAAGCGTCTTGCAACGCGAACCTGCTCAGTTAGTCCTAGGTCAGAAGCTGCCTGCCCTTGAAGTCTTCCACCTTGAGAAACGTTTCCTTCGACGTGGTCTCCAGGTAAGCCTAGAACTATTGTTCCTAGATTTAATCCCATGCGAGTTAGCGCCTGATAGTGAGCAACGCTTCCCTCGGTTAGATGAAGGATTCTTTCAATGGACTGCTGAGTTCCTTGGCCGTTAGCTTTCTTACCGATTTGCTGGTCGCTTGGAAATACTGAATAAGCGCCTTGTCCGGTGTTTGGCTTAATTCCTTTTTCTGGGCGCCACTTTTTAATTTCGTCTATAAGCTGTTCGGCGTCAAGTCTATTGTCGTTTGAGTAGCCGGCTGGAGCCAGGTTTACTCTAAGTGACTCTAAAAACTCTCCATCATACTTCTGCCACTTGCCTCTTCTCATCGAGGTAATCACCCAGTCGTTTGGGTTTAGGCCAAAATCTTCTAGCACTGCTCTTGCGTCCTGCAGCTCACTCGCTGGGCGAGGAGTTGAGATTACGTATCCACCTCGCTGGTCGTCAAGGTCCATGCGAGCACGCCAGTCTTCTGGCACGTTCAACGACTTGTAGTCTGAACCAGAGTTTCCTGGACTAGATAAACTTTCAAAAAGACCCATGTCGCTATCCTTGCTTTTCCGGTGAGTAGCAACCGCAGACAGTTCTGCGATGGCGATCGATCATTGTTGTTGAGACGTGAATGCCTTCGTCTCGGAGAGCTATGACTATGTTCGCAGACGTGACCCTGCCCGGGTGACCTTTTGGAGATTCAACGGCTTCCTTGAGTCGTTGCTGGTCGTTGCTCTGTAGCCGCTCGTCTTCAAACGCCTTGGCTATTGTGCACTTGCGAGTGCTCCTAGTTGGAACGCTGTCAGCACCGCCGCTCTTGAGTCGCTCACTAAACGACATGTTGGTTCCTGTCTATCTGGGGCTTTGTACCCGTTTAGACAATTGTATACCTTGGAAAGTAAAATAACTATGCCACGAGGAGCATAATAATTGGAGCAGCTATTTGCGCTTTTTTGCTACAGGCTTGTCTGAAGCCACCATGGCGACAAGAATCTCCTTGACCAATTTGATTTCCACTGATGTCTCGCGGCTGCAGGCTTCGATGTTGTTTACCCTGTCTGCCAATGAGGTTCCACCGTTTTCCCAGAGCTGATGCTCGACTCTGTCTAATCTGTCGGCTATAGTTCGTCCTTGCTCGTCTTTTCCAATTGCATCTGAGACCTTGCGGGCTACGTTGTATATCGCTATTAGCGCTCCAACTATCACACCGATAGCTGTAATAACGGCGGAAATCATGAAAATACTATCGAACTGCATTAGGTCCTCTATCGCGTGTTTTTGGATTACCTATATTATACGGGCAGATTTAGAGGCCGTGCTCCCATATAATCTCTAAAACAGGCGAAGCTGTGCTGTGTAGGCTTAGGCAATGGATTATAGTAGACATACTGCAAACACCGCAA